CGCACCTGATCAAGAACCGCATTGATCCATTCGTCAGGCACCCAGCGGCCGAAGAGATCCGCCATCGAACACGTGAAGACGTTCTTGTAACTGATGTCGCCACTGGCCGCTGCCGGCACGCCGGTGTTGCCGGGCGCCGAGAGCCGGCCTGGCAGGATCGATGGCTCGAACTTTTGTGGGAAAAACCGCTCAGCAATGTCGCGGGCATAGCAGTACGAGCAATCATGCTTGCAGCCGGTGATCGGGTTCCACGACCACCTGGCCCATTCGATTGAATCGGTGTCCTGCTTGTTGAATGACGCCTTCTCGCTACGAACGGATAGAAGCATCGTCTGCTGTTCGATGCTCAGTGACTTCCATTCATCGAGGGTGGTCCAGTCTTTCGACCGCGCCGCAATCATCAACTCGACTTCGGCCTCCACATCCTTGGCGGTGATCGACGTGCCGTGTTTCGCAACTACCGATCGCCAGACGTTCGAGCGCTCTCCATCGGACTCTAGTTTAAGGAGCGGTCTAACGTGCGATTCTCTTGATGGCAAAAGTTCCACATTTGTGGAGATTTTCTCGGCGGCAGACGCAGCGTCGATCAGTTGATATGAACGACTTTGACCGAATTCCCAGCGACCCCCATCCACGTATTCTTCCCACGTTGCGAATGAATACTTGCCAGCTACTGCCTGGTGGCGCCGCACCTTATACAGGCCACGATCCCTGATTGCCCGCAACTCCAGGCCAATCTCATAGTAGGCGTTACGCTGCGCCCGCTCGATCCTCCCCTCTCTCTCAAGCAGTTCTTCAATCTCCGGGGCGCCGTCAACTTCCGGTTCGAGCAGTTCCATCCTGGCATTCATTGGAGATCCTCAGTAAGAGCGGCCATCTGTTCAACGACCATCTGGTAGGGCTTTCCGGCAGCACACAAGGAGGCTGCGTAGACCGCCAGAATGAGGAACGATCCCATGTCCTCATCGTTGTCGAGCAAACGGCTTGGCATGCACGCCATTGCCTGCTCGCGAATGCCGGGAGGGGCCGGTTGCTGCTCCATACATTCCCTGAGAGTCATGATTCCTTCCCTTCCAATTTGCAGTGACACCGATGACACACCGGCATTAGGTGGCTAGGCGGATCAAACATCCCCCAGCGGCAGTACTCCTTGTGATGGACCTCGGTCGCTCTTTCGCCGCACAGGACGCACCGCCAACCGGCCAACATCATCGCCACCTGTCGGACTGCCAGGAAGACCGGATGCTTCAGATAATCCTGGTAGCTGCGGTAGTGTTCCCAGTGGATTGGCTCTTTGCGCAGCACCTTCAAACTCCTGCAGAATTCGCTCGCCATCGATCGACTCAAACCGGTAGTGACCCATCGAGCGATGCCCGTCGGTAGGGAAGTTGCGACCGATTAGGATGACGAACCTGTGCCCACGTCCAGGCGAACGGATCTCGGAAATAAGCCAGTGCCTGCGGTGGAACATGGCAGGAAATTCCCGAATCGACGGGCAAAACTTCGACTCCCATCCTTTGCGCCTCAAGCGGATGTTTCCCTTCATCCACTGATACGTCGAAACGTTCAGGTTGAAGATCAGATCGATCCGTTCATGACGCTGGGCGAATTGAGCAATCTCCTCATGCGGCATTGCATCGCCGGTGTATCCGTTGGGGTCGCAGACAACCGTGCCAACTGAGTAAGAAGGGTTGCGTTCCGCCTTGGCTATTGCGGCGGACACGACCGCTAGAATTTCTCTGTTGTCGCAACCGAAGCAATACGCAGTCGAACCGACTCGAGCAGACAGCGCCTCAATGGCCTTCAGATCGTGGTCGCAGAAAAACGCTTTGAAGTTGGGGCGATGCTGAGCCGCCATCTCGAGAAAGACTATTGGGCTACCGTCGCACCGAGCGTCTTCGTTCCGACCGGACCCTGAATTCAAATCGATATGCCAGTACGGAAACCGGGCAACATTTTTGCCATTGGATAGGTTCATGGAGACGCGGAAAGCGGCACCAAAGCCACGTTCCTTGAACGCCGTAGCTGTGCCCTGCCCTTGGCCCAACGACTCAGCCATCACGCAGCGTCCAGCCACACGCCCTGAACATCCCTGAGCGGCACGGCCCTCGACCACAGCAACCAGCCCTGCACGGCCATCAGGGTGCCGTTCTGGTCGATCACTTTCACTGTCCGCACGCGCCCGTCAGGTGTCTGCACGCGATACCTACCTGGTTGCTTCGGCATCATGTCATTCCTCGTTTTGGAGCTCGCCGGCGAGAGCGCCGCGGGCTTTCTTGTTCGTCGTGCGGCCATCGCCCGGCACCAGCTCGGCGTCGTTGACGTGGCAGAAGAAAGTGGCGTCGCAATACTTGACGCACGGCGAAGCAATCTGCAGCCGCTCACCGTCGACCGCCTCGACTTCGCCCTGGACCTTGCCGCCGAACAGCGTGATGCGCTCACCCGCGATGAACGGCACCGGGCAGCAGAATTCGCGGTGCACGTGAATCGAGCGGCTATCGTCGGATAGCTTCATCAGGCCGTCGACGCAGTTTTGCTCGCGGCCCATGAAGCCGATGTTGCGGCCGGTGTGCACGAGCCAGCGCTTCATGCTGCGTACTCCGACTCGGCCATCTCGCAGAAGAACGAGCAGGACGGCAGCTTTTCGTTCCGATGCGCTTTACCCGCCGGCAGATCGCGCAACGGAAAACGCTCATTGATGCGGGGGCCGGACCGATAGCGAAGAAACCAGGAACCGGGGCCGATCTCGTCCTGCACCAAGCACATGGCCTCGAAATACTCGGGGAAGTCCTCGAGGATTGCGCGCCAGTACGCCTCCCCTCCCTTGACGCAGCCGAGGCAGTTGCCGTTGTCGTAGCCCATCAGGTAGGTGATCGGCAGCACGATCCCGGCGCGATGCACCATCGCCTTGCAGTCGTCCTTGGTGAGGCTGGCGTCCACCAGCGGCGCCAGCACTGGGCGATCCGGATACCGCTCCCGAAAATCGTCAAGTCGGTCTTCTTCCTCGATGGTGTAGCCGAAGACCATCACATCGCCCGGCTGCTTCCAGGCATCCAACGGCTTGCGCTTCAGCTCAGTGGAGCATGGCGCCCCGTGGCGTCCCTTGACGTACTGCTTGCGCCGGAAGACTTCGATGATCGACGCGCCGTATTTCTGATCGCGGAGATTGGTGACGGAGCGCCCGAACCAGGCTTCGCAGTCAGCCAGGAAGCGTCGGTTATCCGGATGCTCCTGCACCAGGAAGGCGTTGATGATCTGGACGTCGTGGGTCAGGCCGTACTGGGCCAGCGCCATCTTCGTCGCCACCGCTGAGGCGGCGCCGCACGAGAACTGGCAGACGATGCGGCCACTGATTGCGACGGGCGCGGTGGTCATACGCGTGTCCAACCCAACGCCGCCCGCGGTTCGGTACTGGCGGGGCTGACTCCCCCACGGGCGGTTATGCCGGGCACTGCTGCGGTAGCGGGAGTCGGTCGTGGAAGCCGGGGGCAATCCCTCGCATTGCCCGAGCGCGCATCCCTTCCACAAGCTGCGCGAACCATGACTCGACCACCGGCGGACTTCACCGGCTCGCTCCCTGGGGGTGTATACGACCCTGACGAAAAAGACCTCCGACCGTCAGGCCGGAGGAAATCAGGGGTGGAAAACGGGAATGAAACATCCTGGGGCCCCACTGGCTTTATCCGTCCCTTGCGCCAGCCCCACGTGTGCTGGCGTTTTCTTTTTTCGGTGCTACGCGACCCGCAGGCTGACCTTGCTCAAGTTCACCTGCAGCCGCTCAAGGCGGCTCACCGCATCGATGTAGTCGCGCTGCAGGCGCGCCCGTTCGTCCTCCGGTTCGATCGGCACGGGCGCCTGGTAGCCGCACTCGGCGTTGAGATACTGCATGGCTGCATGACAGCCCTTCTCGCGCCCCAGGCGCAGCAACACAAACAGGTGACCCGGGTTGAAACGCTCCGGCCGGTCCTCGTTCATGCAGGCCAGCAGGAGACGATGGGCAGCGTCCGGCGTCTTGTCCGGCCACAGCAAGCACGCGACGACCTTCGCGCCACCCGCGGCCTGGATCACTTCGCGCAAGGCCTCTTCAAGCGAATCGTGAAAGAGTGTCGGCTGAGTTGCCATCGTCGGTAGAACACTGTGATTTGGAACGGTTTGTAATGCCAGCAGCCGGGCAAAAAAAGAGACTGCTGGGATGCAAACGACCAGCAGCATGAAATTGGCGGGGCTTCACAGCCAAGGCAGAATGGGGAGGCCACTCTCCATCAACCTCGAAAGGAAGCCCCTTGAAAGAATTGTTGAAGCGCCTGAAGGCGCGGCACTGGGACCAAGACGTGCACACCGCGCCGGGGTTCATCAGCGTGCGATCCCCGTTTATTCGACGGGTTGCGCTTTGGTGGAAGAAGCATTGGCGGGAGCGACCGCTTGCCTTGCTGGCAACGCTCGCCGCATTGATCGGGGCTGTGGCCGCGCTCATTCAGGTGCTCCGGTAGCCCGTAGGACATGGGCCTCGAAGTCATCATCCGAGAGGACGACGAACTTCACGCCGCGCTCGGCATGGAGCTTGGCGAGGCTGTCATACAACTGTTTCTGGGCATTGGCAGCAAGCGCATGCCTCGGCCGCAGGATCACGGTATCGCCTGGGTGCACGACCGATAGATCGGACTCGGACAGCATCGATGGGCATGGCGCTCCACGGGCGATGCGCTCCCACGCTTGGCGTAGTCGGGAAAGCAATCCCATGGAGTTGGTCATCTCGGGCCAACTTCCGGGACCCGCGCCTCAGCGAGCAGCTCCAGCATGAGGTCGGATGGTTCGATGCATATCGTGTCCCGACGCGTCCGGATGACGATCAGCTTTTCGAAGGAATCCGGCGGCAACTTCGCGGCGACCTCCGCGCGGAATCCGCGGTCGCGGTCAGCGGCCTTGGCGATGGTGTCAAGGCCGGCATACACCACCGGCGAGACTTCAAGCCGCAGCGTTATCGTGCTAGCCATGGGCCACTGCCTCGTGTTGGCGGGGCTTCACGCCAGCCTCAGAATGAGGGTGCAACCCGCCCATCCATTCATCCGGAGGAAGCCCCATGGAACCAGTGAGCATGTCGAGTGCGATAGCTGGGCTTGTTTTCATCAAGGACAGCCTGTCAGAGCTCATTGCGATTCGCGATCAGCGAAAGCTGTCGAGCGCCATCGACGAGATCAACCAGCGCCTGTCGGCCGAAATCGCCACCGTACTGACGCTCCAAGAGCGTCATGCGACGCAGTTGGATCAGATTCAGCAAATGAAAGCCGAAACTGCTCGCCTGGAAGAGACGCTTGCCCAGATGGCGCCGTACAAGCTGCAGAAGATCGGGCTCGGGATTTTCGTCTACGCCCCAGACAACACGAGCGAGACGGGAGAGCCGATGCACTACGCGTGTCCCAACTGCATGAAGCGGAGCAAGGAGGTATCGATTCTCCAGCCGTCGCCGAATGGCATGCTTCTTCGATGCCCATCCTGCAAGATAGGCTTGCAGATCGCGGACGGCGGATTGGGGATCGCCTGACATCAGGCAGCCGCCTGGTCGGTCGGCGACGGACTCGCCTGGGGGGCGGGCTTTGCGGCCAGTTCAGGCCAGATACGCTCCCAGTCGTCGGGACGGAGATCGCGGCGCGTCACCTTTCCTTCCGTGAGTCTCTCGATGTCAACGCAGCGCTCGAGCGGCACCGGCCGGACGCCGGTCCGCCACTGCGACACCAATTCCTGCGGTACGCCGAGCGCTTTGGCCATCAGCGATCCCTGGCCCCGTTCGCTGAGAAATTCAGATAGCTTCATGCCCGGACTGTATAGCGAATCGCTAATCACCGTCAAGAGCGCTTCGCTATACCACCACCTTAGCGCGTCGCTATCCAATGTGCGGATGCGAACGATCGAAGAAATTCGGCGCGTCCGGCTTCAAATGCTGGTGACCGAGCACGGCACCATCACCAAGCTGAAGGTCAAGGCCGGCTATTCGGATCGCGACGCCACGCTGAACCAATATCTGAACGCGTCCATCGCCACGAAAGGCGGCAAGCCGAAGGAGATGGGATCAAAGGTCGCGCGCCGGATCGAGGAGGCGCTCGCGCTAGAAGTCGGCTGGATGGACAACGACCCAGAACTCCCGTTTTCTGATGATCTGGTCGCCGTGCTGCGTGAGCTCGATAAGCGCGCACTTCGGAAGGTCGAGAACTCAGTCCGGCACAATCTCGACATGAATCTATTGCCGCCGTTCGTCGAGTCGGAACCTGGGGAAGGCGCAAAAAAGGCGCCCTCTCCGCACTCCCGCTCTCCGCGCCGGCATGTAGCGTGAGCTACAAACGCTCCGCTCGAATCTACGCCTTCCCGGGTACCCCGATCAACGCACCAACCATCCATCGGTGCCGTTCGGAGGATGAGCAGCAGAACGAACCCTGACATTCACCGCGAGTGAAAAAACGGGCGACACGCAGCACCAGCCCGCTTCGGCGGGTTTTTGGTTTGCGCCGTTCATCGGGTGGTGAAATCCGCCACGCATTGGTTAGCGCTTCGCTATTGCACATAGATTAGCGACGCGCTATTCTTTCGCCATCGCTTTGGAGAACCCGCGATGGCACAGACCGCACAGATCCTCTCTTTCCCTCGATACCACCTGGCGCAGGTGCAGCCGCAGCTCGACGACAGCGAGATCGGCCTCGCGCTGGCGCTGTCGATCTGCACGCGCCACGGGCTGACGTTCGACCAGTTCTACCGCGCGCATCCCGGTGCGGTGCAGGTAGCCGACGCCACCGTGAATCGCGACGCCCTCGCCTGCTGGATCGGGATCGCGGCATGAGCCCCGGCCACGACCCGCGCGCCTCCCGGCCGCCGTCGGATCCGTTCGCGACGATGGTGATCATCGCGGCGCTTCTCACGGCCGCGGGCGTGCTCGCGATCGCCGCCTGGCAAGTCGTCGAGTGGTTTCGGGCGGCGCTGTGAAGGACCGCTCAATGGCCTACTACCTCGCGCATCCGAATGCGACGGATGCGGACGACGAGGATCCGGAGTCACGCATGACCGCCGCCGCGAAGCAGCAGGGGCTGGACCACGGGATTCTGAACATCCCGCTGGCAAAGCGCGGCGACATTGACCGCGAGCTGGACGCATACAAGGTAGCGCAGGCCCGCGAACAGGCCGCAAAGGCGAAAGAGAAAGCTGCCGAGACGAAGGAACAGCGGGCGCTGGCTAAGGCGCTTGTGGCCACCGTACCGGCTGATGTGTGGGAGCGGATCGGGGCAAAGCTGGACATGAACCCCGCTGCCGTTCGCAAGCTGTTCGCAAGCGAAGCGCATTGGGGACCGGCCAATGTGATTGCTGCTCTGTCGCATGAGGAGGCAGCGTGAAAGTCCCCGTCTCGCGCAGTTTCCTCAAGGTGATCTATGAGGCGCTTGCAGAGCGCAGCGGGACTCACCCGCTGGCTTTGCGCGTCGCCGAAGTCATCGATGAGCACGACGCAGCGCACAGAGAACTGACCGACGCCGAAATCATGATCATTGCCCGCAATGCGCCCGCCCAAGAAACGGCGGATGAAGAATGGCTTTGGGTCTGCCGCGCCGTTATCGCCGCCGCTAAAGAAGCGAAATCATGAGCGCCTTCTGCCTATCAATCATCTTCGGCATCCCGCTGGTTGTGCTGTGGTGGCCAATTGTCGAGAGGATTCTGTCATGACCGCCCCCGTGAGTCACCTCGAGCTAACGACCTCTTTCACCCCGGAGGAGTTTGCGATGCTGGCCCGTATCGTGGACGAAGGGATGTGGCAGTTGGCCAGCACCCCCCACACCGCAGAGGATGAGCGGCTTTGGGACATGGTGTGCGCCAAGCTGCAAATGCCGGGATACATCGGAGAGCGGGCATGAGCGCCGTGCTCAAGCCCGAGCTCGAGGCGCCGGTCGTGGCCGCCGACCAATGGAGCGCCTGCAGCATCCTCGATTGCAATCGGCGGGTGTTACGGCCATGGGTGGTGCTCGATGCACTACCAGCGCTGGAAGCGCACAGGCGACCCGGTAAAGACCGTCAAGCAGCCGGCAGGCTCGGCCTACGAGAATTGCGACGGATATCGCCTTGTCCGGGATCGGATGGAGCATGTCCTCATCGCCGAGCGGGCCATGGGTAAGCCGCTTCCCGCGAAGGCCGAGGTTCACCATGTCGACGAGAGCAAGGGCAACAACGTGCCCTCGAATCTCGTCATCTGCCAGGACCACGCCTATCACCGGCTGCTGCACGTCCGGATGCGGGCGCTAGACGCCTGCGGCAATGCGAACTGGCGCAAGTGCACGTTCTGCAAGCGGTATGACGATCCAGCGGCGATGACTGCCAACCGCTGGTCCTTCTATCATGCGGCCTGCCACGCCACCTATCAATGCACCCGCTATCAGCGCGAGCGGACGAGGAATGCGGCATGAACGCGATCGCTGAACTCGCGGCAGTTGAGAACCCGAATCACATCTTCACGCCCGGAATAAGGCAAGACCTCTCAAACTCGGACTATCACGCCATCGAGGCTCTGAGCGCGACCGGGATTAAGAACCTGTTACAAAGCCCCGCGCACTACCGCTATCGCTTCCAGAACCCCGACGAGTCAGCGACGGCGGCAAAGACGATGGGCACCGCCCTGCACATGGGCATCCTCGAGCCCGACCGGTTCGATAGCGGGGCGGTGATCGCGCTTCCCGAGGATGCGCCGAAGCGGCCAACGATCGCGCAGTGGAATGCCGCAAAGCCATCGCCGGCGTCGGTCGCTGCCATGGCCTGGTGGACAGAGTTCAACCAGCAGGCCACCGGCAAGATCGTGCTCTCGGCCACGCAAGCGGCAATCGTCACGGGCATGGTCGCCTCGGTGCGCCGGCATCCGCTCTACGACGATCTGTTCTCGGGCGGCGCCGGCGAAGTCTCCTACCAATGGAACGATGCCCGCATCGGCATTCCCTGCCGCTGCCGCTTCGACTACCTGAAGGAAAGCGGCCTGGCGCTCGACGTGAAAACGACCCGTGACGCGAGTCCCGACGGCTTCGCCAGGGCCACCGCCGCCTACGGCTATCACCTCCAAGAGGCGCACTACCGCAACGGCTACGAGCATCTGCACGCGCGCAGCCTCGACGGATTCCTGTTCATGGCCGTCGAGAACGAGGCGCCGTTCGGCAGCGCGATCTACGTGCAGCAGCCCAATGCCATCAACTTCGCGCTCGATCGCGTCGAGGCGGCGATGCTGCTCTATGCCCAGGCGCGCAACTCCGGCTTTTGGCGGGGATACCAGGAATCGATACAGCCAGTGGTGCTGCCCCGCTGGGCGACGTCGCTGGTGACGCCGAGCTACTGATGACAGATCGACTCTGCCAGATCGAAGGATGCGGAAAACCCCATCAGGCGCGCGGCTTGTGCTGCATGCACTACCGACGGGTTCGGTTGACTGGCGTAGTCGGTACCGTCGGGAAGAAGGAACGATCGCGCGTACCGAACTCGGATGGCTACATCTACATTTGGGACCAGAGCGCCAATCGTGCTGAGCACATCGTCATTGCAGAGCGCGTCCTCGGAAAGCCGCTGCCTGCTGGCGCTGAAGTTCATCACGTCGATGAGGATCGCGCGAACAACGCGAACGGCAATCTCGTGATCTGTCAGGACAAGGCCTATCACAAGCTGCTGCACATCCGCACCGCGGCGCTCGATGCTTGCGGCAATGCCAACTGGCGCCGCTGTCATGTCTGCAAGCGCTATGACGCGCCCGAGAACCTCTTCATCGGCATGCCTACGACCAGCTATCACCGATCGTGCAATGCGGCCCGAGAAGCCGCGCGCAAAGCCCGATCGATCGCATCCCCCACCTGCAGTGTCGATCCCCCTACCCTTCTATGAGTGAGATTTCCCATGTTCGATGACGACGACACGGTGACGACGACCCGCAACCCTTTCGCCGTGGCCGCGGTCCAACCCGCCGGCGTCACGACCTCCGGCGCCATGTCGGCCGTCGGCCAACAGCGCGAAGTCGCCGAGGTTCAGGCCGCCATGATGATCGCCAGAATGAACCCGCGCGACATGCGTGCGGCCATGGATCGCATCATCAATGCTTGCTCGCGCCCGACGCTGGCGAAGGCGGCCATGTATACCTATGCCCGCGGCGGCACCGACATTCGCGGTCCGTCGATTCGGCTGGCCGAAGCGATCGCGCAGCAGTGGGGCAATATCTCGTTCGGGATCCGCGAGCTCGAACAGAGAAACGGCGAGAGCACGGTCGAGGCGGTTGCGTGGGATCTCGAGACAAACACGCGCGTCGCGAAAGTGTTTCAAGTGCCGCATGTGCGCGACACGAAGAACGGCAGGAAGAACTTGACCGACGCCCGCGATATTTACGAGCTCGTCGCCAACATGGGCGCGCGGCGCCTGCGCGCGTGCATCCTCGGGGTGGTGCCGGGCGACGTGATCGAGGCGGCCGTCGCGCAATGCTCGTCGACGCTCGAGCTAGAGTTTGAAGTGACGCCCGATCTGCTGGCCAAGCTGCTCAAGAATTTCGAGCCGTTCGGCGTCGGCCGCGAACCGATCGAGAAGCGGATTCAGCGCCGGCTCGAGGCCATGGTGCCGGCGCAGGCCGTGACCCTGCATACCATCCTCACGTCGCTGCGCGACGGCATGTCGCAACCGCATGATTGGTTTGAAGTCGCCCCGCCCCCGCCCGATGTACCGGCGTCGGTGGCTGGCCTCAATGAGAAGGTTGCGGCCAAGCGCGCCGCGAAGGGAGCGCCGCCGCCGGCAAATCCGGAAGCGACGCCGGTGCCCAAAGGCGAGCAGCAATTGCGCGAGGAAGCGCAAGCGAACGGTCCGACGGTGACGGCGGCCGGCATCAGGATCGACCCCGAGAAGGCAAAGCCGGCGGCGCAGGTACCGCAAGGAGACGCCCCAAGCCATGCCGCGGTCATGGATGCGCTGAACAAGGCCTCTGCCGCGAAGGATATCGACCTGCTCGACGTCGCTGGCGACCTGATCGGCGCGGTCGAGAATCCCGAGCATCGCACCGAGCTCGGCGCCGAATATAAGCGCATGCGCAAGGAGCTCGCGCAGTGAGCGGGATGAAGAGGCAGACCGTCCGCGTCGCCCAGTTCTGGAGCCCAGGGGTGATCGTCGCCGAGGCCTGGTCAAAGGAGGTCGCGTCCCTGGACCCCTATGCCGTCGAATGGCCAGATAGCGCCTACGCCTTCACGCTGCACGAGCGCGAGGATGTGGTCGAGGGAGAGACGCGATACACCGGCAAGGGACACCAGGTCGGCCCGATCTACTACCACCCCGACAGCAAGATCGAGTCGCTGGAGGAGGTCGAGCGCAACCCGAAGGCCAGCGCGATCCTGGTCAGCAACATGCGCTGCAATAACTGGTCGCACGTCGTCTGGACGCGATGGGGCAATTGGCCACAGCCGTTCGACGCGAAGCTGCACGCAGTTCTCGAACGTCATCGCGAGGAGCGGCAGGCATGAGCGAGACGACCGAGAGGACCGATGTCGTCGACGAACTGCACGACGCCGAGAGGCCAGGCAGCGCCGTTGTCGAGTACAACGCTACAGCGGCCGGCTTGGCTGAGCTACGCGCCCGCCTCAAGGATGCGAAGTACGACCTGACCACCGTCAAGGGCAACGCCCTCGCACGTGCCGACCGCAAGGAGTTGGTCAGCCTGCGCACGTCACTGGAGGCCAAGCGGCGCGAGCTGAAGGCCCCGGCTCTGGAGCGGGCCCGCCTGATCGACGCGGAGGCGAAGCGCATCGAGGGCGAGATCCTAGCGCTTGAGCGGCCTCTCGACGAAGTCATCAAGGCGGATGAAGCACGCCGCGAAGCAGAGCGCAAGGCGAAGGCCGAAGCCGAAGCGCGGGCAGCGGCCCGGGTCGCGGAGACGTTGGATGGTATCCGCGCCTTCCTGGTCAAGGCCTCGCACAAAGGCAGCATCGTCATCGAGACCCTGATCGAGGACCTGGTTGCGCTGCCGATCCCCGACGAGGTCGGCGACGCCGGCGAGCAGCTGCGCACCCGAGTGCTCGAGCAACTGCGCGGCATGCTGACCGAAGCCCAGACGGCCGAGGCGGAAGCCCGTAAGCTGCGCGTTGAGCGGGAGGCCTTCGAGCGCGAGCAGCGGGAGGCAGCAGCCGCGGCGGCCGAACGTGAGGCCGAACTCGCTGCCGCCGAGGTCAAGCGCATTGCCGTGCTCGCCGAGGCCGAGGCAGCAGCCGAGCGCCGCCGCGCCGAGGAGCAGGCTGAGCTGGACCGCCAGCGCGCGGAACTCGAAGCCGACCGCAAGCGCGTGGCTGAAGAACAGGCCGAGCGTGAACGCCGGGCCTATGCCGATGCGAAGGCCGCGGCCGACAAGCGCATTGCCGAAGCGAAGGCAGCCGAGGGCTTCGAGCGCGACTGGCTCGACGCCATCGCCGAGGACCAGCGTCGCACGGCCGACCTTGAGCAGCGCCGGCGCCTGGCTGAGGAGGAAGCAGCTCGCCAAGTGGAGATCGAGCAGGCCCGCGCCCGCGACAGAGCCCGTCATGAAGCGCGCGCCGATGCCCTCGAACTCGTGTCGGACCTGGCGGGCATGCCCACGAAGCCGCCGATCAAGTCGATCTGGATCGAGATCGTGCACCGGGCCACCGGGATCACTGCGGCCCTGCATGGCGAGGCCGGAACCGAATGAAGAACATGGGAATCGCAAAAGGAGTCCGGCGCGTACCCACGTCGCCGGGTGCCCCGTGCGGCGGTTCCTTTGTGCGCAGCGTGGACGCTAATGCCCGACGACCGGGGGAGTGCCGGTCACGAATTCCAGTGGGAGGACGGCGGGATTTGAGCTTTGCTCTGCGCCCACGATCGGAGCGGGAAACCGCATATCCGTAGTGCTGATCGTGAACAGCCGTGACAGCCCGGAGAGACGGGCCCCCAACCACAACCAGGAGAGGCAATGCGCAAGTTGACCAGCCATGTAGTGAACCCGGCGAATGACCGCCTGACAATCGAAGTGCTCGACGGGCCCGGCCAGGGCAACGCCTGCCACCGCTACGAGATCAGCGGATTCACCGTTGTGGGCAATCCGGGCGTCGTTCCGGACGATGACGACAAGTGCGTCGTTCTGTTCCAGAACGGCCCGATCGGTGAGGGCGGCGTCGGCGTGAACGGCGTAACCCATGAGGCGCTCCTGGCGATCCTGATCGATCGCCTCGAAGGGTTCCAGGCCGGGCAGTACCGGTGCCGCGAGAATGCGCTCGCCCTTACGCATCTGCAGGATGCCGTCCACTGGCTCGCGCACCGCACCCGAGAGCGCATGGCCCGCGGCGTGGAGGGCACGCACGCCGCCTAGTCCCGCGGAGTGCCGCAATTTATTCCCAGATTATTCCGACCTGATCGGGATGCTTGACTACCAACAGGAGAGGCAATGCCCAAGTTCCGCAAGAAGCCGGTGGTGATCGAGGCGTCGCAGTGGTTCAAGAACGGCGACCACCCGGAGGACTACTCGCAGGATGAGGATGGCATCGAGAACGGCGAGCCGGTGAAGATCGCTGCCGCCTACCGCCGTGAGCATGGATGGGAGGGATCGATCGTTCGCTACTACCGCCATCCCGACGTTCCAGGCGAAAGGGTCTGCTCGAAGTGCGGCAACACCATGCACGTCCATGGCTGGATCGACACGCTGGAGGACGGCCACAACGTCTGTCCAGGGGACTGGATCATCACCGGCGTGCAAGGCGAGCGCTACCCCTGCAAGCCCGACATTTTCGCCGCCACCTATGAGCCGGTCGAATCGGAGGGCGCTCCCCATGTTTGAAGTCGACCAGGTGAGCGCCAGGCTCACGAGCGTGAACCCCCGCGCCGAGATCCACGGCGACGACACCGTGCCGGCTGCGGACCTCGGCCTGACCTTCGACGCGCCGAACAGCATCCTGGCGCACTTCGGCCCGCAGCTGCTCGGGTCGCTCTACAGCAAGGCGGTCGCCAAGGATGCACCGCCGGCGGCCGCGCAGGGCGAGCTCGACACGGTCCCGCAGGTCAGCAACCAGCCGCACCTGCGCAACCCGAGCATCGACGGCGCGCTCAAGATCCGGTTTGAAGGCATCGGCTACAAGGTGCGCTTCGATCACGGCCTGGGCGGCGACAGCGACATCGCGTTCGAAGGGGTGAAGGTCAACGGCATTCGCCTCACGCCGAAGGAAGGCGGTACCGTATCGGTCGCGCTGCGGGTGCAGATCACCGACCCGGAACCGGGTGACCTGGGCCATCTGTGCCAGCGGATCGGCAACGACGTCAGGGTCAGCCTCGAAGCGCCGAGCTCGGACCAGCAGCCGCTGGCAGCATGAACCGCGCCGACGTCATCAACCGTGTCGCGCTCTCGATGCCGAGCGTCATCGAGGGGCTGACCGAGCACGTCTCCGATCTGGTCGACGGCGCGCCGACAAACATCGTGATCCTGATCAGCGCCGGCGACGTCTGCCAGTACGCGGCGAACGTCGATCGAGCGACCGGCGCCAAGATGATCGCGGGTGTTCTGGCCCGGTGGGAGCTCGGCATGCCGGACCATCTGCCCGGCGAAGAAACGCCCGCCGACGTCCGGCCGTTCGTATACCTGCTCAATGTTTTCGAGGCAGCACTGACGCACCCGGATCCGGCATCGAGCGGCCGGGGCTGTTCTGAGATGCGACAACTGATCAAGGTCGACGGCACGGTGACCGATCTGCTCGAGCCCGTGAGCGTGCAGCAGATCGCAAAACTGATCGGCGCCGACACGCTCGATACCGTCAACCTGCGCCACCTGGGCGAGCCGCTGCAGGTGATGATGGTCGACGATACCGGCATGATCGACGGCAAGCCAGTCAACCCGAAGGCGACCGAGTTGTATCACCAGAATTGCTACCCAGGCGTCACGCACCCGATCTGCGGTGACGTCGTTATTTGCCCTGACAAGGATTTCGCATGACCACCCCCGCGAAGCAGCAGTTTTTCGCGCATGGCGACAAGGTTGTCTACGTCCCGATGCACGCGCATGGTGATCGCGGCCATGCCGATTGCGAGCGCGGCGTCGTCAGCAGCGTCGGCACGGCGGGCACCGTGTTCGTGAAGTTCCACGCTCAAGTCGCCCGCCTCGGATGGGATGGAGCAACCGCTCAAGGCTGCGATCCCGATTCTCTGGTGGCGGAATCATGACCGACTGGATACCCGTTCTGGTCGGACTGATCGGCGCGATCTATGCGGTGGCGGTGACGCTATGAAGGCGCCCATCACCAGTCTCGGCCGCCTTCCCGGACCGGAGCATATCGACGGTCCCGAGGCCCTATACGACGCGATGCACGCCGCGGTGTGCGACTGGTATCGGGGCCATCCCCGGCATGCCGAGCATCCCTGGCATCTGGTCTTGTTGCTCAGTGACGGGCGCGCCTACGTGGTTGACGTCGGTGACATCGACGGTCCGGCCTCGAAGCACCGTGCTTTCCACGCTCACCAGAACGCGCTCAACTTCCCCGGCGGGCCCGGCGGCTTCACCGTGGTCTGCTCCGGGCTGATCTGTGAAGCCTGGCTGCGCCTCATGCGGCCGGGCGAAGAGCGGCTCTTCGATTCCCTGGCTGAAGACCCGAAGGCTACCGAGAGCGTGCTCTTCAACCTGCTCACGCATGATCGGCAGGCCATGATGTCGTGCCCGATCGACCGTACCGGCGCGCTCGGGGCGACCATCGAGAAGGCTGCTTTCAACTGGCTACCAGACGATGCACTGGGCGCCGCCGTCCGACGCCGAGAGGATTCGCGATGACCCCCGCCCTCCTAACCCGCGCCGCCGAGTGCATCGAGCGCCAGGCCGCCGTGATCGCCGAGAGCTACACCATGCCGCCCGACTTCTCCGACTGGACCGGCGCCGACAAGCAAAAGGCCGAGCACGACGCGATGATGGCGCTGGCGGCGGAGTTGCGCGCGGCGGTGGCGTGCCCACATGCCGCCGAACCACGCGGATGCTATCGGGTGCGATGCCAACTTGGTGGAGTATGCGTTGGGCAGGCCCCACCCTCCCCCATCGCAGAGCCGGTGGCCACTCTGCACGATGATGGGTGCTGGACGTGGAAAGGCACGCCACCGCATGAATCAAACTTCGCGGGCTGGCGAATGGATGTCTACGCCGCTCCTGTCGCCCAAGCGCTGCCAGCAGAGGGGTTTGACCCAGAACGGATGACGACGGCCCAACTGCTCACGGCCGCGACGAAAGATTCCGACCCGGTGAGCGTGTTTGCCGTCGGCAGCGATTGGAACGACACCGACCGTGCCATTCTCGTCGTCAAGGGCAGGGAGAACATCCGCTACCTCCACGCGATGCTGGTGAGGCAGGGGCTTTTGACCGAAGGCAAGGCGGTGGAGTCATGACATCTGAAGTCCGCGATGCCGATCGCATCGTCACGGTCTGCTCGGCATGCAAGCGCGCCTGTTGCTGGCAGGGAATTTTCTACTGCGATGAATACAAAACGGCCGGCACGATTGACATGCGTGTTGGGGATCTTGCCGGCCTTGACCTTGAGCATCCGTCTTATTGGCAACCGGAGAGCTGGAAGCCATGACTGCCCCGCGCCCCGCCGATGCCGCCCGCCAGGAGCGCACGCCTGAGTTCGTCGAAGGCATCCGGTCCCATGTCATGGGCTGCCGGTTTACCTCGCGCTTGAGCGCCGAATGGCAGGCCGGCTGGCGCCACGCACAGGAGATTGCGATGAACGCTCGGGAAAACGCTGAACTACGCCGGCACGAGAAGCGGTGCCCGTGGGAGCGCGACGATGACCGCTGAACTGATGCGCTGCCCGTTTTGCGGCAATACCGTCAATCCACGGCACCAGTTCTACAACATCAGAGGTCACTCGACCGCCGTCTGCTGCGGTAGCTGCGGCACGACAGGGCCGTGGGTTTCCTGGCCGCATCCCACTCGCGAGGATGAGGCAGTGGCCAAATGGAATCAGCGTGCCGCCGCCCCGCCAGCAGATCAGGGGGAGTGGCTGGACAAAGCGATCGACCTTATCAACGAGTACGGGCTCGCGATCCAGGGGGTCAACGTAACCGAGTCGCACGCTGCATGGCGGGCACTGAGGCGCCACCTCGCCAGCCGCCCAGCGGGAGGGGAGCCGCAGCGACAAGTCATCACGCGTGAGAGGGAGCAGTGGGAATCGTGGAGGGAACCGTGGAACAAGCCGATACGTGCTCACCATCTCGATGGCCACTTGGGCCTGTTCGGCTGGAAGTTCCTCGATGCTCTGCCAGAGGGTGAGGGCCAAGTCGTCATCTATATCGAGGATGACGAATTCTGGCATGAGGCGCTGTCTTTCTCTCGCTATTGGCTACGCGAGTTTCACGCGCTGGCGACCGCGTTGTTGCCGTCTGCAATGCCTGTCACCAATCCGCCGGCAGTAGCGGGAGGGACGGCGCACAAGGCGGCGAGATTGCGCGACTACCTGTCCAAGGCATCGTTCGCCTCTGAGGCCGACCGGTTCTCGGCGCTGGAGTGTCTGCAGGCCCTGGAGCCGAAGCCATGACTGCGCTGCTAATCGGACCGGCCGAACGGGCCGCGCTAGAGCGGTTGCGTGCAGTGGCGAATGAGCATCCGGTCGATATGAGCACGCTTCCCGCCCGGCTCGCGCAACCCGAGGGTAAGACCATTCACATGGCGCAAATGAATGCGCAAACGATCTCGCTTCCCGTCGGGTACTTGCTCACCTTCAGTATCGAGACGGGACATCCCGGTGGGCTTGCCCGGCACATGAGTTTGAGCGTCTCACGGCCTGGCCGCCTGCCGAACCACGCCGCCGTTTGGATGGTGGCGGCCGAGTTGGGTTTTGAGCGAGGGCTCGACGATTGCGTGTGCTGGATCGAGGATCTCAAAGGCCACGGTCAGGCGGTGAACGTGGTTCAGTTGCTCGAAGCGAAGAGAGGAGGCTGATCCATGGGGTCGTTCGCGCTGCCTGACGCTGTCTTCGCGGAAAGCGTTGCGGCCATCGGGCGCACCGGATCCGGCAAGACCACTGCCTGCCGCGGCCAGGTCGAGAAGATGCTTGCGCGCGGCGAGCGCGTTTGCATCATCGACCCAAGCGGAGCGTGGTGGGGCTTGAAATCGTCGGCGGACGGCGCGTCGCCTGGGTTCGGGGTTGCCATCATGGGCGGCGACCATGCGGACGTGCAGATCACCGAGGCGAGCGGTCCGGCTCTGGCCGACGTCATCGCGGCGAACAACCTGCCGGCGATCATTGACGTGTCCGAGATGGGCATGGGCGCGCGCGTGCGGTTCATGACCGGGTTCCTCGAGCAGTTGTACGCGAAGAACAAGCAGCCGTTGACGCTAGTCATAGACGAATGCGATTTGTTCGCCCCACAACGGCCGATGCCGGACCAGACGAAACTGCTGAACCGCATGGAGCAGATTGTTCGACGGGGACGCATCCGTGGGTTTCGGCCGTGGATGATTACCCAGCGGCCTGCTGAGTTGCACAAGTCTGTACTGTCGCAGGCGTCGACCCTGATCGCCATGAAGCTAACCGCGCCGCAGGATCGCAATGCGCTGGGCGCTTGGATCGATGGCCAGGGCGACCGCGAGCAGGCGAAGGAGATCCTCGCCACGCTGCCCAAGCTGCAGCCAGGCGAAGGGTTCGTCTGGTGCCCGGCAATCGACTATCTGCACCGGGTGAAGTTCCCCAAGATCCGCACGTTCGATTCCGGCCGCACGCCCACGACCGGAGAGACCGTGACGGAACCGACGACGCTCGCTCAGGTGGATATCAGCGGCGTGCTGGCGGCACTGGAGGTCGTGGAGCCGGCGCCGAAGGGCGGCAAGGCGGCGGCGCCGGTGGTCCAGGGGTACTCGCAGGCGGAGATGGATGCGGCGGTCGAGGCAGGCGCCAGCGAGGCGTATGCGCGCGGCAGGGTCGATGGCTGGGCGGCCGCTCGCGAGGCGGTCCTCGAGGCGATAGACCCGGCCGAGGCGGTGCTGAACGGGGTGGAGCGTCCGATTGATGCGGCACCGGCAGCGGTACACTCGCCAGCCGCGGCGACCGTCTATGTGAAGCGCGGCCCGACGGTACCGCCCGGCGGCAAGGGTGGCGCCGAACTGCGCATCCTGCGCGTCCTGGCGCAGCGGCACCCTGCCCGGTTCACCATGGCCCAGTGGGCGACCCTGGCCGGCATGAAGCGCACCGGGGGAACCTGGTCCACCTACGTGAGTCGGCTGCGCACCGCCGGGTACCTGCAGCAGGACAGCGATCTGTTCGGCGTGACGGCCGCAGGACTCGCCGCCGCCGGCACGCTGCCGCCGCGGGAGCGGGGTGGCGCCGAAACCATTGCCGTGTGGAAGTCCGCCGTCGGCGGCGCCGGAAGGATGCTGGAGGAACTGACGAAGATCCACCCGAAAGCGGTCACGCGCGCCGAGCTCGCGGAGCGCCTTGGCATCGAAGTCACCGGCGGGACGTTCGGCACCTACCTGTCACGGCTGCGATCGAACGGATTGATCGAGACGGGGGGCGACGGACGCATGCGCGCCGCCGATGTGCTGTGGCAATGACGGAGCGCGGTTTAGTCGGCGGACCGAAAGGTCTGGAAGGTCTTGGAATAAGACAGTGGACGTGTGGTTGCGGCTCGGTTCATGACCGAGATGTCAACGCTGCACGGAACATTGTCGCTCGCGGACTGGCGAGCCTTGCAGAAGGAGCCCGTCATGGCTAACCGGGGATCAGAATCCCCCGGATTTAGCCGTGGGGGAGCAGTCAAGTTCAACGTCAACGATTACGTGCGCGTCAAGCTGACTGACCGTGGCCGCACCATCCATCGCACGGATCACGAGAATTTCGCTGCGCATTATCCCGGCGTGGATCTGCCGTATAAGCCGCCGACAGAGGATGCCAACGGCTGGAGTACCTGGCAGATGTGGCATCTGATGCAGTTGTTCGGACCGCACATAGTGATGGGATTCAATCCGCCCTTCGAGCCGACGATCGAGATCGAAGGAAGCCCGTGGCCGAGTCAGAGCGAGCCCGCGCGATGACGAACCACGACCTAGACACCGCCATGCCGCTGACCCTGCTGCTGATCTACCTCGCCTCGACGTTTGTCTGCGTCCCGATGCTGGACAGGCGATCCGCTACCGATTGGGCGCTGGCATTTCTGCCGGTGGTGAACACCCTGGTCGTTTGCACTCTGATCGTCGCGGCGCTGCTGCCCGACTCCACCTCGAGAAAGCCATGAAGCCTATAACATTTCCTGAGAAGGCGGCATGACATGGTGGCCCGATACGTTCTCCTGCCCGTGTTCGAGCAATTGACCGGCTACACCCAGAAGGCCATCCGGCGCAAGATCGAAGAGGGCGTCTTCGTGGAGGGCAGGCAGTATCGCCGGTCTCCCGACGGGCGCATTCAAATTGACATGGAGGCGTACTACAAATGGGTCGAAGGCCAACCACCGGAGGCGTCAAGCCCGCCGGCGACCGAATCGAGATCCGCTTCACCTGGCGTCGTAAGGATCTCAGACCGACCCTCCCGCTCAAGCCGACCGCCGCCAACCTGAAGCATGCGGCGCGGCTGCGCGCCGACGTCCTGGCGGAGATCCGCGCCGGCACCTTTGTCCTCGATCGGTACTTCCCCGACTACAAGTTCGCCGATCGGCATGTGGTGCATGACGCGAAGAAGGCGAGTACGTTCGGCCAGTGGGCCCAGACATGGGAGAAGCTCGCCACCCGCGGGCGCGCCTATGCCACCCAGGAGATCTACAAGGTTCACCTGCGCGCGTACTTCACCAGCGTCTGGGGCCTGCTGCCAGCCACGTCCATCACCCATGAGATGGTGCTGACCCGCTTGGCCGAGTTGTGCACCGACCGCGAGGAAGGCGGCCGGCAATGGAAGGCGCTGGGCCCGAAGACGCAGAACAACATCATGATCCCACTGCGCGCGGTATTTCGGCTGGTCTGCCGGGCCAATCCCGGCTTCACGGATCCCACCGACGACATCGTCAACGTGAAGCTGCAGGAACCCCGGCCCGATCCGTTCGATGCCGGCGAGGTCAATCTGCTGGTCGCCAAACTGCGTGAGACGCAGCCTGAACTCGCTGACTATTTCGAGTTCGCCTGCTTCGCCGGCCTGCGCCCGAGCGAGCAGATCGCGCTGCTGTGGCAGGACATCGACCTGCGGACCATGACCGTGCACGTGCAGCGGGCCCGGGTCATGCGTCGCGACAAGGCGACGACCAAGACCTATGACGAGCGGGCGGTGGAATTGAACCTGCGCGCCGCGGCAGCGCTCCAGCGCCAGCGGGCGCGCACGCAACTGGCCGGCGGCCACGTGTTCCTCGATCCGATCCTGGGCGAGCCGTGGGCCGACGGCGAGGTCTTGCGCCTGGCCTGGGAGCAGGTCCAGCGGCGCTGCGGCATCCGCTACCGGCCGCCCAAGGAGTGCCGGGACACGAGCGTGAGCCTGGCGTTGGCCGCCGGCGCCGACCCGGTGTGGGTGGCGCGCCAGCACGGGCACGGCGTCATGGTGATGATGAAAAGCTACGCCCGGTGGATCCCGAAGGCCGATGCCGGCAGGAACCTGAAGGCGGTGAACGCCGCGCTGGACGCACCGCCGTCGGAAACGGCGACGAATCCGCGATAGCGCCACGCGATGGCTTGCCGTGTGAACGAATTCCGCAGTAAAACCGCAGTAGCGGCGACACTAGAACTTCAGATCGGAGGCTAAGTGATTGATTGTAAAGGCTGGCGGAGAGAGCGGGATTCGAACCCGCGAAGGGCTGTTAACCCTATGAGTGGTTCCCCTGGGCTCCCCTACGCTATGAGAGCGGGCAAAGGAGCCCCTCGATTCCCCTCGAATATCACGAATTCTGCGCAAAATTCCGCAGTAGGAATGCGGGGCAGCATCACGGTTCGCCTGGTGGGGGTCTGCTTCGCCCTGGCCTTCGGCTACCTCACGATCGTGGAGATGACCGCCCTGTTCGAGATGGCGGGCCAGACGGTCCGGACGGCGATCGGCGGCGGGTGATGGCGCAGAAACCATGCTTGAAAACGTCAAGCCGGCGAAACTGACCAGGATCGGTCGCGTCGAGATCACGACGGCCGGCATCGGTGTGATCGGCTTTGAGGGCGAGAACACGTCCTGCCGGGACGTCGCGGCGCTGGCTATCGTGTGGGCCATCGGCGAACTGCAGCGCGAACTGCTGGCCACGCTCGAGCGCCCTGGCGGCGACAATGTCTGGGTGGATTGAACTTCCCTCCCCCCATGCCAGACGGCGATCGCGGGCGGGTGATGTGGCGCCGCCGCCGCCCGGTCGCGACTGGGCGAACGTGAATCCTCCGCCGCCCCGGCCGCCTCGGGCGGATCTCACACCAGCGGTTTGTTCAGCGGCGGCACCACCCCCGCCAGACCCAGCAGCGCCCACAGCAGGATCAGCCCCGCGATGATGCCCAGCGCCGCATAGCAGGGCTGCCGGTACTTCGCAGGGATCAGGTACCGGATCACCAGCGCCAGTCCGATGACCACTAGGGCGAACAGGATCAACCACTGCGGAACCGCAAGCCCCGCCAGCGCGAGCAGCGCCTGCAGCAGAATCAGCCCGGCGATGAGGCCGAGCGCGAGGTAGCAGGTCGGTCGGGCCCGCTCCGGGATCAGATACTTGATCACCAGGAACAGGCCGATAACCAGCAGGGCGAAGACGATCAGGGTTCCGAGGGTCATGTCTGTTCTCCCTGGCGCCGCGCAGTGGCGGCATGAAAATCGTTGATCACGGCCTGGCGCATTGCGCGCGCCGTCTCGACCTCGGCTGCGGTGACGTGCCGGATCTCCGCATTGGCCTTGACAAGTGTCGTGGAGATAGCCGAATAGGCCGCGCTGGCATTGACCAGCAGCATCCCCAGATCGTTCAGGGCATCCATGAGCTGCCGGTCATGCGCTGCATTCATGGTGTCCGACAGGCCAATAGGACCGCTTCAAGTTCGGCCGCATACACCGCCAGCGACAACCCATTGCGGCGCAACGCCAGGATGAAGGCGTAATCCCCCATCCCCGCCAGTTCATCGTCCGACGTCAGCGCCGGGCGCGCCGGCAGCACCGCGATGCACGGCACTGGTACCGGCACCTTGACCTCGATCGGCACCTCAATGGTCACGACCTTGGGCGCCGTCTGGCAGCCGGTGAGCAGCAGCAGGATGAACAGGACCCTCATCGCAGCAGTTCGGCCCGGAGCTCCGCCAGCGCATCACGGCAAGTCATCTCCGATGCCCGGGGCGCCTGCATGCGGGCCGCCAGCGACGAGATCGCCGCCAGGGTGGTGCGACTGGACTGGCGCACTTGCTCGCGCAGCGCCTCGGCCTCCTCCTGGCTCTTGCGGCCGGCTTCGATCATCTTCTCGATGGCGCCGTTCTGGGCGGTCACGCTCTTGACCAGTCGGGCATTGTTGGTTTCGAGCTTCGTCAGCGCTTCGTCGCGCTCGGCCAGGCGTTGCTCAATCGCTGCCTTATCGACCTTCAGCCGGTCCACCTGGATGCCGCGCACGTACCCGACGCCGGCGCCGCCAAGGCCCATCCCCAGCAGCACAGCCGCAGCAAGCCCACCGGCGGCCGCGGTCGCCGAGATCATGAACGGGCGAACGGCGGTTCTTGCCTTCCGACCAGAAGCACTGGCGTACTCATGGCGCTGGCGTGGTCTTGGGCAACGGCGCTTCGGCGGGAGGCGGCTGAATCGGCGGCGCGGGCGCGCAGTAGTCGGCGCCCCAGCCGTCGTCTGCATAGGCCTTCGAGCGCTGGGTGATGCGAAAGACGTAATCCCGGTTTTCCTTCCATGCCCACTCCGCCCGCGCATTTTTCGGCGCGATATGTTCCCAGTGCTCGTAGTGACAGCCCTTCTTCACGTCCTTGTGGCACAGGCCGATTTCTCGGTTCAGCATCATGGGCCCGCCGTTGTAAGCGCTGCCCGCCAGTTTGATCGTGTTGCAAGGGTCGCGTACCGCCTTGTACGTCCGATACAGGTCCTTCATCAGGATCGCCTGCGCGCGAAAGCACCACGCCGGCGAATAGCGGCCCAATGCGACCAGCCCCGGATGCTGCCGCTCGATGCCGATCGCCGTCGGCGCAATGAACTGACAGAGCCCGCGCGCGTGCGCCTTCGAGGTTAATCCGTCCCGCCACGAGCTCTCCTGGCCCACCTGCGCGGCCAGCCAGGACGGGTAGTTCAAGCCCCAAACCTCGTGCACGACCTTGAGGTACTGGCGCTTCCAGGGGCGCGCCGCCGGCGGCACCTTGAACACGGTCGCGGGGGTCATCAGCGAGGGAGCCAGTGTCGGCGTCGCGTGGAACGATTGCGCCCACAGCACCACCACCACAGCGGCCACGAGACGCAGGACCACTAAACACCGAGCGTCACGGCGATCATGCCGCCGATGATCAGACCCATGCGCCGAAACTCCCAGCTCGGATTCGGATGCAACTCGGCGGGGTCGTAGCGGTTGAACACGGACCGGTCAATGGCATACCCCAGGAGGGCGCCAATCCAGGCCTTGCCCAGCACCAGCACGAGGGGCTGCAAGGCCAGCGGCGCGGCATAGGCGATGTAGGCAAGGGCGACGAAAGTCAGCAGCCAGGCGTGCATCAGCTTGACCCGACGCACCAGGATGAAGTCGCGCAGGTCGTTGAATCGGGTTCGAAGTGTCATGAGGGGTGTCCTTCAGTGGATCGGTACGGGTTAAGTGCCACTCGCCGGCCGCGCCGGATGAAGACCCGCGCGCACGCCCTGCTGGTCGATCGTGAGGATCCGGTTGCCCGGCGCCACACGTAGGATGCCGACGTGTGCCCATTCGCCGAATTCGTGAATCAGTTGCCCGATGCCGAAGCCGTCGAGGTAGGGCACGATCGCCCGGCAGACTTCCAGCGGCGTGCCGACTCCGGGGCATATGAAGTCGGCCGCCGCGGCGAGTCGGTGGTGAGAATCGACGGTGCCCTTGCCCAGACGGTTCAGGCTGGCGCAGCGGTAGCCCGAGGAGATGACCACCGGATGCTCCAGCAGATCCCGGATCCGCTGCATCGTCCTGGCCAGTAGCTTCAGGTTGGGCATCAGGTCGGCCGGCACATCGTTCATGAGACCAAGCCGCGTCGCGACGTTCGAATGAGTGAATTCACCAAACGTGAAGTTCGCCGAAAGCTTCATCCAGCCTTGCCCACTATCTCAATGGAGGCCGCTCGCGCAGGCTTTGCTGTGTGATGCACCGACCGGCGGGTTGATCTATGCCACCAAGCACATTGCTTGCGACCGTGGTGCGCCAGTCCTTCGTGACGATCTCCGCGCGGCTCACGGCGAAGCCCGGGTACCACGGCACGCCGTCTGCCCATTGGCCGCCCGTCGTGGGCTTCGGATCACCGCCGACATCGATCAACGCTCGCACGTTCGGCGTGCGCGGGTCGATGCGATGGGTGACCGAGGCGATGACGGCCTCGATGTTCTCGACACTGGGAACGAACGTGCCACCGTTGTCCGCGGCAAAGTGCGGCGAGCCCTTGGCCACCATCTGAATCGACGTGCCGCCTTCGGTGCCTGCGCGGGTTGCGGTCTTCGCGCCTGTCGATTCGGTCAGTTCCTTGTTGAAGATTTCGCCCCAGCCCACCTGCTGAGACTTCGGGGCGATCCGCAGGAACTGGCCGTTCTTGTACCGGATCTGCCAGTCCAGGTCCTTGACTTCGACCCAGCCGATCTCCTGTGAGTCCGTCTGCTGGAACAGGACGCCCCAAAAATAGAAGAAGGGCCAGTACATCGACTCGGGATGGATGCTGCTGCGCGGCGCCCATGAGGGCATGCCCCGCATCCGCCATTCGCTGCCGAACGCGACGGAGCCGCCGCGCTTCCAGCCGTTGCCGCCCTCGAGGAAGGCGATGCCGGCTTCGTTCAAACCCGTGGAGCTCTCGATGGCCCGCTCGACCATCGCTTCAGTCCAACGGTCACCTTCAGATGGGGGGGGAGGCGGCGGCGGAGAAGGTGTCGGCGCCGGCGTGCCGGTCAGCGGTGGCCATCCGTACTGGATCCGGTCCTTGGCAACCATGGCGACCACGGCGGCCAGAAACGCACTGTCGTCAAGATCCTCAAGTGCGGCAAAGTGAGCGACCCAGGCAGCCATCTCCGAATTTGTCAGAGACCGTGGAGTCACCTTCGCCACCTCGGCGCTGATGATCGCGCGAATGACCTCGGCCGTCCGGACTGACGGCGGAGGTGGCGGCGGCGGCGGCGACGCTGCTGGTGGAATCGACGCCTTGAGCACATCCAACTTGGCAATCAGATCTGTCGCCACCGCAGACACCGCCTGCCCTTTGGCTTGCACGTCCTCACCAGTCGTGGCCAGCAGTTGCGCAGTCTCTCGCAGCGCCGCAAGTTGCTCGTCGATTGTCATTTCGTTCTCAGGTTGCAAAGGGCGGAGGATTGGCGCGCAACTCGGCAGCGGACAACGCACCGGGAAAATACGGACCACCGCTGGCCTGGCGGCTGACGTGGATGTTGACCGCACAGAAGTCCTGCCAGCTGGGGCGCAGGAGCTTGAAGCGGCCCTGCATCACCGGGCCGACGATGCCGCCGCTGTTGTACCAATCGGCAGCCGCGTGGCCATACAGCCGCACGTTGGCGCGATCATCGACGCCGGCGGGATTGATGAGGCCCAGCCTCATCTGGCACCGGATGACATAGACCTCGCTTTTCGCTCCAGACGAGCCGACCATCTCGGCATAGAAATGCCAGATCCAACGGGCGTTGCCGCTCGGCCCCATCTCATTCGCTGCCTGCGCGACGCCTCCCGTGATGTTCGTTGGCGTGACCTGGCGCGGGGCCGGAGAATAACTGGCCTTGTCGTAGAAGTGCGGCGCATCCCATCCGCTGCTGGTGTAGAGCGAGAGCTCGAGCGTCCAGACGCTGCCGACCTTGTGCCAGACCTCCAGGTTTCGCGCTTCGACTTGAGTGTTCGCAGCTGTTGCTGTCCACGGCGATACGCTCGGATGAGCAGGCAACACTTCCAGCCAGGGATAGACTCGGCTACCGTTGCCGTTGTATTGGTCATTGACGTAGCCGTGATAGAGCCGCGAGCCCCAAGTCGGGGTGTTGATCATCCCGCCCGGATTGGCATCGTTGACCCCCTCCATATCGCTGACCAAGTTGTCGATCGCTGACCCTGACGGGGCGGGAACGGGTGAGGGACTCGGCGATGGGGAGGGGCTCGGCGGTGGGACGGGCGAAGGTGAAGGTGAAGGTGCAGGCGACGGGGGAGGATCTGGCTCTGGTAAAGGCGGCAAGCCGAGATCGGGCGCTTGTTGGATATCGGCCAGCAGCACCCTCGTTACCAGGCTCGAGCAACGGCGGTTAGAACGTGCCATTATCCGGCCACGTACATCTGCCGCCGGCGCGCCGGGCCTGCGGGGGGCGCGCCCGCGTCCAACGAAAGTGCCTGGGCAAAGACCGCCGTGACTCGTGGCTTCGGCGCCGCGCCACTCAGGACTTGCGCGAATACCTGAGTGATCCGCGGTTTCGGATTCGCCTGCGACAATGTCTGCGCGAAAACTTGCGTGGTGCGCGATGCCATCTCAGGTCACCCGTTCGACGCCAGCTTCGATAGCGTTCACACCGGACTCCGTCCAGCTGGTTCCAGTATCGGGATCATTGACGCTGATGTCGGCAAAGCCGAGGTAGCTGGTCGTAAGCGTCCGGGTCGCGCCGTCTGCCGTCGTCGCGCCGCTCTTGAGCTTCGTCCTGACCTCGTTGACCCCGGCATCGTCCTTGCGCGCGATCATGCCAACCATCACCGCCTTGATCGCAGCCGGAGAAACCGGCAGATCGCCCATCGCGTAGAGATCAACTTGGGCCGCCGATGCCACCGTCACATAGTCCGTGTCCTCATTCGGTGTCGGATCGTCAACGCACGCGTAGTTGTTTCCGGCGCTCGGAGTCCATTGCGTTGACGATCCGGCGCCTGACGGCCGCACGCAATCGACCCTTACCGCAGAGGTCAAGCGAGCATTGTTCTCTGATCCCGACGTGTCCAGGCAGTAGAAGTCGTCGTAGTCCTGGTCTGCGCTGGAGGCATGGGAGATCTTCCCCAGACGGAAACGGTCGACGACCCCGGTGCCGCCGTTTTGCGTATCCAGGCCCGTAAGATTGATGTCCAGCACGTCATCGATCCAGACCTTGACGTGCCCAGTCGAGTCGTGGATGGAGCATTCGATCTCGATGTATTTCCAGGCGCTGTTGTCGGTGTCGATGGTCCCAGTCCCGAGCAGCGTACCGGCTGCCGTTCCCTGATAAACCTCGATGAGCCCGGACCCGTTGCGCACGACCGTCAGGTGCGTAGTCGCATTCTCAACCCACGCGAAAATGGCCCGCGATACAGCATCCGATGCAGCGGCGAAGTTGATCCCGAACCCGGCGACCAATGTGGGCGTGGCGGCCGGCGCCACCATGCGCTCGATATACCAAGAGGAGGTTGCTGCAGTGCCAGACGCGCAAGTGGTTCCGGTCCGCGGCCCAGTTTGAGTCGGTGCCATGCTGCCGACAATGGTGTAAAGATAAGCGAGATCTGTAGTCGAGCCCGAGATTCCACACCAGTCAAACCCGTCAAACCAGAGAAGCATTATCGTGCCCCTGCGAAAGTGATTGAGATATTTGCCAAAGTGGCATCCGGCGATGCTGGAGCGACCAGCGATAACACGTCACCAGCGACCAACGCGATTGCTGAGGCGGCGATGAACGAGGCGGTCGTGCCGGCCGCAGCAAAGCGCACAGTCCCGACGCTGGCGCCGTTCTTCTGAAGGTCGAAGTCCGTCTGTGCGGTCGCTGCCGTCCCGGCGCTGCCCTGCGAACCGGCGATCGCAGCGAGAAAGTCAACCGCCCGGGTGGCCACAAAGCGCATCACAATCTCAGACGCCGTCGGCGATCCAATGATTGAGCACCCGAGATCATAGGGGGCGGTCGAGGCGGCCGTGATGGACCCGAATGAATACAAGCCCTCGCCATCGGAGAAGACGAGCATCGTCTCGCCAGGATCGAGCTCCAAGGCAACCGGCCCACCGGAAATCAGCACCTCCAGTTCGACCGTGAAGGCGCCGGAGGTCGAATTGCGCACCACCCAAGGCTTCGCCAGGCCGGCGGGGAACTCGACGGTCAGGTTCGACACGAGCGTGCCGACCAGATCGATCATCGCCGCTGCGTATTCGTCCAAGGTCAGCACCTTGGAGCCACCCGTCACCGCGACCGTCGATATGCCGCCCGCGACCTTGTCGATCACGTCGAAGTTCTCATTCGCCGTGACTTCCTTCTGCGACTGAGAGGGCTCTATGTGGGTTAGGCCGATGTTTGCCGTCGTTGTCATAGCACCGCCTCCCCGGCATACCCCCGTCCGATTGCTGCGCTGATCTGATACACGCGAACTCCTATTTGTGCTGGTGGCGCCCCGAAATCGGTGACGATCTGCGCGGCGCTGTAGGTGGCCGACTCAACCGCCGAGATCAGCGTGCGCTTCAGGCTGCCGAAGGCCGCGTCGTAGATCTCGATCTCAAAGGACTCGGACGCCTCCGACAACGGCACATCGATGCCATCTGCCCAGGCACCGCCGACTCGCGTGCGGCGAACCCACGACAGATCGATGTCGCTGCCCCAAACCGCAGCGAGGTGCACCGGCGCGTATGGCTTCAGGCTGGCGCCCGTCAACGTGAAGTTCTCCACATCGGCATCCGCGATCGCGCGACCCGACATCAGCGCCTTGTACTGGCGCGGCAAGTTGATCTCGGACGCTTCGCCGTTGACCACCCGCGTAGCGCCAACTGACAACAGGATGAAGCGCTCGCCGGCCGCGTGGTCGGCGATAGCCCACTCCGTGCCTCGCCGCCCCCTGAGCAGCGTCGACAGGCGCCAGACGTTGGACCCGAGATCCTCCGCGTTCTGGAACTGGATGATCTCGCTGCCGACGATGGCGGTATTCGCGCCGTTGAGCATGCCGACATAGGACGCGCTCGACAGACTCGCGCCGCTGGTCAGCGCTACATCGAGCGTGTTCTCGGTGTCCCGGACGTTGCCACCGGTCCAGTCACCCAGCGCCGTGGCAGTGCCAATGGCCGATTCGGTTGGCGCGGCATCGAGCTCCGCATAGGAGCCGCCGCCATCGGTGGACTTGAACAGCAGCGCGCCGCGCCAGGCGTTGACCGACACCTCCCGGGCCGAAGCCCAATAGAAGACCAGGCCGTCGTCGGAGTCGCGGAGCAACGGAATGTCGAGCAAGTAGGCAATTGCGTCACCGATGATCACCACCGTGCCCCCAGGCAGCGTCGATCCGGCAACACCCGTCATTCCCGGGTCGTAGATGGCGCTGATGTCGAAAGTCGCCTCGAACTCCACGACGCCCTGCCCGATCGCCTGGCGCAGAATCCGCACCGCCCGGTAGTAGTCATCGAATGGCAGACTCACCACGTCGGTCGCGTCGATGGTCGCGTACTTCATCGAGGTCGAGAAGCGAAACGAATCCCGCACCATCCAAGCGAACAGCAGCATGCTCTGAGCCGCGTTCCTCGCCTCGTCGGCGGTGATGACGACCGGGATCTCGTTCTCGATCACGCCATCGGCGTCGACGACCTCCCGGCGGGCATACTGCACGTTCGGGTCGTAATCCAGGGCGAAGTCCATGTACTTGATGCGAATCTCTTTTGGCAACTCCAGTTCCGCCCCTCGCATGACCTCGACAGTACCGCCTTCCTTGCCGTCATCGACGAAGAAATATTCATCGATCGTCGCCACAGCAGAGCGGGCTCGCTTCGGAAACTTGAGCGTCCAATCGGACTCCACCATGTCAAAGGCGTAGGCCTTGACAAGCGCCTCGATGCAAGCCCGCGCTGCCATCGGTCGCGCCCGCATGAAGCCGTCCACGATATCCGTCAACTCGGTGACATCGATGTCACCAGTCTCCAGCCCGGAGGCAAGGCACAGGTCGGTCACCACTTCCGAGAGCAGCACGCCCTCACGGTCGGCCGGCATCTCGAAGCCAGAGCGGTACAGGCCAATGTGGCTGCCCTGCGCGGCGTCGATGCTGCCGATCTTGCCGACGCGGTCTGCGGCATAGACCGACCCGTCGCCATTCGGAATCAGCGTGCCGCTGTCCAGGACCGTGTAGCCGGTATCGCGCTCCACGTGGAACGTGCGCACATTGCCCGTGGCGAGATTGATGGCCAGGATCTTCGCCTCGTTGGCAACGGTCTTGTCCCACGTGTACCACTCCTTGCGGACCGGCTCGTATGCGACCTTCGGGTGATTCGTACCAGGCTTCACGGGAAATGTCTGCACCACCGTCCCGCTTGCGATATCCCACTCGATCAGCTGATTGATGTGGCCATCGATCATCACCAACGAATGCCGGTCGGGATCGTAGTCGATCGCATACTGCACGGCATAAGGCGACAGGTCGTAGAGCGTCGGCGTGCCTAGGGCACTGATCCGCACCAGCTGGGAAGTGCCGGCATTGTCGCTGAAAGGAATGCCCCAGATATTGCCGTCGCGATCGAAGCAGATGTAGTCAGCCGCGGGCTGATCGGTGTCGCCGCCCAGTTGGATCGGCTGATAGACCGTGCCGACAAGGACGCCATCGCCGGTGTACTTGGCAATGCGATGGTTGTACAGATTGACGGTGTAGACGTGGCCGCTATAGAAGGTGATGTCGGTCGGCAGATAGGCTGTCGCGTGGTCGCTGTAGCTTCCTGTCGGGAAGGCCGCCATGTCGATCTTGGCGAAGCGGATATTGTGATAGGCAACGTAAGTAAAGCGGCTGTAAACGCCCTCACCCTTGATCAGCCGGTCACCGCTAACACCCTGCGAGAAATCCATGGACCCGACTGCGCCGACATCCTCCTCGACAATCAGCAGGCTCCTTGAGTCGGTCGGATCGGCGACGAGAAAGTAGCCGGCATCGGAACGGACCATGTACTCGCCGAAGCCCTGAACCGCGTTGCTGTACTTGGCGATCTCCTCGCGGGTCGTCTCGTCGTTGATCGTGACGTCGCCCGGCGTTACTTCGAACTCGAAGGACGGCATGCGGTTGCCGAATTTCTCCAGGCGGAATCCCTCGACAACGATATAGGCGGTGCCCCGATAGCCCGGCACATAACCCGGCGGCAGACGCGCTTCCAGGGTCGCGTCGGGCAGCTGCTCCTCAGTGCCTTTGTAGATGGCCAGGCCGCCCTCCGGGATCGCCTCGCGGTCCTCCTCCGCGACCGCTTCACCGTCCTCGGCGTCATAGATCAGGATGCCATTGGCCCAGATGCGCAGGATGGCGCCGATCGGCCCTTCGCAGACACCCACAGCAAGGTCGCAGGTGTAGGTGAAACTGGTATAGCCGCCGCCACCCTTGCCGCTCTCCTCCCGGGCGTGTTCGTCCAGGTCGGACATGTAGATCGGAAAGCCCGCGATGCGGATCGTGCCGTAGGCGTGCGGGATCGCCGCGCCATAGGTGAAGTCCGCGACCTTCTTGTCGAGCAGTCGCGGGCCTTCGGTCTTCGGCTGATCGACATAGGCACCCACACCAGCGCCGAGTGTGAAGCCCACGTACGCGCCATAGGGATTGCCGCCAGAAACGAAGTAGCCGGCAACGCCGCCAACGACACCAAGCGCTAGCTGGGCCATACGCCCCGGAACCGATAGGCCCCGACAATCCGCTTCGTCCAGCGGCTATCGAGCGAGGTTTCGATGACCTTGCCGACGTGGGCATAGGCATGGATCAGCCCGCGATCAGTCCGAATCGCAAGGTGTTGCGGCTCGCGCATGAAGCGCATCAGGAGCACCGCGCCCGGCACGTCCGGCGCGTCCGCGTCGAGGTGCAACTCGATCAGGTGTCGTAGCTCCCGGCCGTCCGGCACCCGACCGTAGCCGGTGACGTCATAGTCCGACAGCCCAAGTCCGTGCGCGACCTTGATGATCAGGCCAACGCAGTCGATACCGTGCACCGACCTCCCTTGGTGCTTCCATGGCGTGCCAGTCCACTTGCGAGCCTCGGCCACCACATCCTGCCCGGTCACTGGTTCGGCCCCCGCAGCATCTGATCCGTGAGCGGCAGATCCGGAAAGCCCCGGAAGTTCACGATGTTGTTGTAGCTGATGCAGGCATCCCGGCTTTTGTTGCAGCCCCTGATCGCGGCGAATCGGTCGCCGATCTCGATTTCGTAAGGCATCGGGAGGAACAATTCGAAGGTGCCTGTTTCATAGACCGTCTGCTTGACCTCCATATTCAGGCCGGCATTGGCCCCGGTCACCCAGATCACCCGTCCATATTGGAACTGCGCGTTGTCCACCGGGAACGTCGTCGTCGAGAACGCCATGCGGGTACTGACGTGCGAGACGTAGCCGTCATAGACGAACAGCGACAGATCAATTCCGCATTGAGCGTCGCCGAAGTCCGCATCGCACCCCGGCTGGACCGTGCGCCCGATCGTCTGCTGCAACTTTTGCGCCATGCCCCGGAGTTCGGCGATGAACGTACCGCGCCGCTTGGCGACGTTGCCCAGCCAGCCGCGGCGCAGCTTCAACGCCCCTTGTGTCAGATCGGCCCAGTTGACCTGGAACACGTGCACCTCGGCGTTGTCCCACCGGCCGGCGAGTAAGGCGCCTTCCGTGATCGCAGGCGAACGCAGCAACCCTTGCACCTCCATGTCGTCGACGTTCAGCCCGGCCTGCGTCTCGGCCGTCGATGCCATGAATCCCGTCGACGCCCGGTAGCGGATGCCGCCGAAGGTCAGGTCCTTGTCGTGGTCGGTGAAGCCGTAGACCAACGTGTCCTTGCGGGTTATCCGCCAACACGTTGCGAGGGTCGTCTCTTCCTCGGCCAGATGGACCGCAAGATCGGCACTGACCGATTTCAAAGACGCACCTCGATCAACTGCAATTGCTCGCTGGTGTAGAGCAGAGAAGCGCCGCTGCGATCCACGATCGTCCATTGCAGCGCATCGTTCATGAACCGAGATGGCACGTCGAATTCGCCTGACCAGGTGAAAGGCCCGGTGCCGCTGGTGATCGTGACCTCGCCGGTCGTGTAGTCCACAGTGAAGCCGGAAACCATCTCGACGCCGCCGTCATAGATCTTCACCGTACCGGCGACCGGCTTATGAATGTCCCGGTCGTAAGTCAGCACCTCGTAGGAGTAGCGCTTTTGCATGAGATAGACGCCAGCCGTCGCGCTCTCGGTCAGGCGCCCTTCGCTCTGGGCGACCTCGAAGTCACTGTGATCCTTTACGCGAAAGGCCATCGCCTGCCCACGAACATACCGATGAAACGCTGCGATCTCATTGCGCTGCGCCTGCGTCCGATTGATATAGGACATGTCGAAGACCAGCCGCTCGCACTGCCAGTCCTGATTGCGACTCTCATAGCCTGACTTCAACGTGACCACGTTCGTTGAGAACGAGGGGCCGATGGCCGCGCCGAACGAATGACAATCCGGAAATCTCGGCGTTTCAACGAATGCCAATTCGGCCTCCTCTTCTGCTTCTGGAACTGGGACGATGACCCCGCCCGGATACTCGATAGTCCCGCCATCGTCGTCATCACCCCCACCCGGTGAGCCCGTCGGCGGCGTGGACGTCAGCCTGCTCGGGTACGGCAGGATCACATCGGCGTTGATCGTCTCCATCAGAGCAGTACCGGTGGATCGGCCAGATAGTCCGCAGCACTGATGCCGTTGGCTTCAACGTTCGCCTGGCGCGCCTCCAGCAAGGTGATCGCGGAGAACCGCTTGGGCGTGTCCGTCACGAACTTCTGACGCGAGATGAAGCAACCCGGGATCGTCTGCAGGTCCAGGCCACCGCGCGAAGTCGGGTACCAGCTCGCGCCGACCTGAATCAGCAGGCTCGCATCCGCCAGGTCGTCAACACCGGCTGCGTCCCACTTCATCAATTCCGCCCAGAAGGTGTGCTGGATCGCGTCATAGGCGTCGACGTTCAGCAATTGCAGCCCGTTCCAGGTCGCCTGCAGGACGTAACTCAAGGGCCCGGCCGGATACCGGACTTCCGTGCCGCCCATGGGACTGGCGCGGGCGCTCACCGCACCGGCGATCTGGCCGATCGTGCTCTTGCTGGCGCGCGACCAGGCGGCCGTCTGCCCGAGCGCGAACTGCGACCAGACGCCGGTGGCCGTGTTGCGCAGCATGATCTGCTGGTTCCAGATCCGCAGCGCGGCATTGGCCGCCGTGTGCCCGGTGCCAGCACCCTCCTCGGCCTCCATCACATTCAGGAACGGGATGAAGTAGCGCCACTTGTCGGCATTTCTGTACGCCGCCGGGATAGTCGCGTCGCTGGTAAACCAGGCTTCGTTGTTGTTGCCTCGGGGAAGCACACCCATCACCACGGCGCCCGGCGCGGTGCCGGTCCCGGGCTCCGCATTCCAGGAATCCCGGAAGGCGACCCCGAAGGCGGCGGCGTCGTTGCTGTCCAGCATGTCGTCCACCACCGACTGCTCGTCCTCGTCGACCGTACCGGCCGCGTCGAGGCTCGGCGAGAAGCGCAGCGTGATCGTGCCAACATCCGTGTCGCCGTCCTCCATCGGCCCGGTGCAGGTGAAATCGGTGCCCGCGAGGCCGAACGTGCCTTGGATATGCCGCGTCCCGGTCGCACTCTCGATGCGGCAGATGCCGGGCGTGTCCAGGCTGGAGGCTGCGGCAAAGGCACCACTCAGCCCCGGTCCGGTAATCTCCAGCACATCGCCGCTCACCAGCGGAATCAGCCCCGCGAACGCGGCTTCGAAAATGAGTGCATCCTCGACTTCGTCGCCCGTCACCGTTACGCTGTGCCAGCACTTGACGACGAAGTCCTCGCCGATGGATGCCCGCACCGAGGCCGCACCGGCGGCCGCTTTGGAGCCAACTGCTGCCGCCTCGATCGCCGCATCGTACGCCGTGCCGGTGGTGACATCACAGGTGATCGTCACCGATTCCTCGAACCCATCGCAACGGCGCGCCCGGCGGCAGCGGCCACCTGCGACGCGCTGCGGCGCAGCCCGCCCTCATCCTTCACGCCGTTGACGTTGATGTTGACGGTCGTACCGCCCCAGCCCTTGCCGCCCGCTGCCGGGTTCTCTGCCGCAGGCACGACCGCCTCGCCCTTGTGCAGGACCGCGCGGTAGTTGTCATACGGCACATACTCGGTGCCCTTTGCGAGATAGGCGCCGTAGTCCTGGTTCCCGAAGTTGGAGCCGGTTCCGAAACCAGTGCCGCTGCTCGCGCCGAAATACGCGCCGGCCGCCTTCATCAACGCGTCCAGCCAACCGGACTGAGCACCGCTGCTGTCTGTGACGATGCTCAGCACGATCTTCTTCGCCGATATCCGGCTGAGTTCCGCAACCACAACCGAGGCGAAATCCTTGATGCTCGCCTTGCCCGTCGTCGCGAATCGATAGAAGACGTCCTCGAGGCCCTGGAAGACGCCGGTGGCGGCCCGCCCGAAGAGTTCGAAGTTGTTCTTCGCGTCCTCGATGTACTGCTTGGTCGCCACCTGGATGCCCAGCGCTCCGTCAAGGTCCTGCTGGCGCCGACGTGCGTAATACTGGTCGTAGATGCGCAGCGCCTCCGCCCGGCTGCTGCGCAGCAGGTTCAACTCTTCGGTGTAGTCCTTGCCGGGGTTGAGTTCTTCCAGGGCGCGAAGCTGCAGGAGTTGCTGCGCATACCGGTCTTCGATCTGGTTGAGGCCGGCGGCCCGCTCCTGATCGTTTCGCGTCGATGCGCGGGCATCCAGTTCGCGGCCGAAGCCACGCCTGAGCGTGTCCAGATACTCCTTGGCGGCGGCCTGGGCGTTCGCCCACTGAGCGGCCTCCAATTTGACCAGGTCGGCGTTGCGTTGCATTGCGCCGGCGATCAACTCCAGCATCGCCTTCTCATCCTTGAAGGCGTCGATCGATTGCGCCTGCTTCAGGATGCGCTCTTCCAGCTTCGCGCTGATCTTGACGTTCTCCTCGGTCCGAAGCCGTTCGATGGCCAGCGCCGCTTCCTCTTCAGCAGTCACCCCGGTCAGGGCGATGAACTGCTTCTGCAGACTGTCGAGATAGCGCTCGCCCTCGTTGACCCGCCCCTTGGCCGGGTCCTTGAACTTCTCGCGCAGGTTGGCCTCGATCTGCGAGATTTCCTTCGTATTCAGCCGCGGGCTCTCGGGATCGGCCTTGCGGATGTTCTCCAGGTTGGTCCGGTACTCCTTCAGCGCCCGGTTCAGTTGCTCCTGCTTGGACAGCGACTGGTCGCGCAGCTTGATGATCTCGGCGTTGGCCTTGATCGCCGCCTCGGTGTTCCGTGCTTCGTCGCCGGCGGCCTTCGTTGCCCTGCTGGCCTGATCAATTTGCAGTTGCAGCGCACGCTCGGCTTCGTCGTTGCGCTTCTGAGCCATGGCGAGCAGCGGCTGATTCGCGCTGTAGCCGCTGCCGAGCTCCCGATCGCCGCGTGCCTTCTTCAGCGCCTCCAGGCCTTGCGTGTCGGTGACCGCCCTGAAGAAGTTGCGCACGGCGTCGATATCCTCGTTGATCGCATCCTTCATGCCCCGCCAGGTGCGGGTGACGATGTTCAATGACGCCTCGACCTGCGGCATCCGGGAGTTGACCGCCCGGGCATACAACTCCACGGCGAGAGTGCCGGCCTCCTGATGCCGGTTCTGCTCCTGCAGGACACGTATCTGTTCGGCCTGGGCGAGGGTCAGATAGTGGATCGACTCGTTGAGTTTTTCCGATGCCCTCAGCGGCTCGCGGTACAACTCGTTGAATATCTTGCTGCTTTCCTTGAAGGCGACGCCATTGCGCTCGAGGTTGACCATCGCTTCGCCGACCGACGCGAAGGCACTGGACGCGAGCCGGCCACCTTCGACAAGCGCGGTGAGCGCCGCCATTGCATCGCGCTGGCTCCCCACGACCTCAGCGATGCTGCGCGCCATCGCGGAGATCTGGTCGGCGTTGGTGCCGGCGGCGTTGCCCGACAGGATCAGCGCCCGCTGCAGATTGTTCGATTCGTTCACGGCCTGCGTGAAGAACGCGACCATGGCGCCGGCCGCCGTGCCGGCAGCGAGCAAGGCGATTCGCATGGGCGTGAACACCGACAGCAGCGCTCTCGCTGCCGGGCCGATGCCGCCGAAGGAATCCTTCAACTGACCGCCTTGCTGGATGGCGACCAGGTAGGCGGGTTGACCGGAGACCAGCGACGTCACGATGTCCGTGATCTGCGCCGGCAGCAGGCGCATCGCAGCGACGTTCTGCTTGATCGAGTTGCCGTAGTTCAGCGTGACCTTCTCGGACTCCTTCACCCTGGCGATGTAGGCCGAGGTCTCCTTGCTGACACCCAGCAGCGCGGCACGCTCCTCGAGATAGGCGGAGGTTGGCCGCCCGACCCGCAAGGACGCGGTCTGCACCTGACTGATGAACCGCCGCTGCTGCGCCGAGTAGCTTTCGACTGCCCTCTCAGCCTGTTGCATCGAGCCGGCGATCGACGACGCGGCATTCTTCGCGGACGATGCCGCCGCCTTCTCGTAGCCCTCGACCGCCTTGCGGGCGTCCGCCATCCCGGCCTTGAGGTCCGTCGCATCCGCAACGACCTTGATGGTGCTCTGGCCAATGACGTCCGTCATTTTGCGATCTGCCTCATCATGTCCTGTGCCGTGGTGATCTTCGCGGTCGGCGTACCGAGCCGGCTTTCAATGAACGCGTCGTCGATACGGCGAAGGGCGCTGATCTCCCAACGCAGCGGCTTGACGCCGATCAGGTCGAAGAACGCGCGCATGTCAGCCCAGCCGATCGCGTTGATGGTCATGCCCGCGGTGCGCCCGCGACTCAGGTCGCAGAACCACCCCCAGACGTGCTGCACCGCCGTCGACATCTGCGGTGCCTCGCGCAACTCCTTGGCGATGACCCCGGTCTGCGCCCTGATGTCCAGCAAGATCTGCAGGCGCGACTTGCCGGTATCCTGCTCCGGCCGGGTCAATGCGAATGTCCACTCCGCATATTCCAGAAGGCCTGTGATCAGGCCTTCGTAAAATTTGCGTCGTCCTCGATCTCCCGCACGAGCATGTCTGTCCATGCCGGTTTTATCTTGAGGACGCGCTCTAGCGCCTCGACACTGAACGGCAGATCAGCACCCTTCGATGCGAAGCCGAACCAGCCGACCACGCAGCGGCGCAGGACCGCCATCTTCACCCGATCGGCGCTTTCGGCTGCCAGCGTGGCGCCTTCGTCGCTCGCGATGTCCGGCTGCGTCTTGCGGGTAGCGAACGCCTTGATATTGATGATCCCGATTTCGCGCATGGCGTTGCGGTACTGCTCGCTCGATGAACCCATTACCCGGAATCCGGAGGGTTTCTTACCTTCCTTCATCACCACGTCGAAGGTTGCTGCCGCGGATGCTTCGAGTTCTTCGATGTCGATCATGCTGCGATTCCTTCCAGTGCGTTGTGCCAGATGTCGTCGTGCGGGCCACCCGGCCACCCTTCGGTGAAGGGCCCGCCGTTGGTGAAATGCGCGATCGCCGGATTCGCTGGCTTGTCCTGCAGGGCGACCAGCCAGTTCCACTCGCGTGGCAACTCGCCGATCTCGTCGTCGTGCAGCCAGGAGAAGGCGTGCAGGTCGCGCCCGGGTGCCTGATTCAGCGTCGTCAGGTTCAGGCGCTTGTTGGCGGGGTGGTCGGCATTCACCAGCATCACGCTCGACCAGTTCTTGCGGTGGTAGGCCGTCTGCATCTGGCCGTCCATCTTCACGCCGCCGACGTTGAGCCAGGGGTGTTTGACGACCATGACTGCCTTCGACGGATTCGCAAGGTTCAACAGTTCGTCCGGGTCGCGCAGGAACACCACGTCGCAGTCCGTGAAGAGCGCCCATCCGGCATGGGCCAGCATCGGCACGAAGAACCGCGAGATGGCGAACTCCGTCGACTGGGGGGCGTTCGAATTCAGGTCCCACATCTGGCCGCGGCGATCAGTCGGGCGCGTCAGCAGGCCGGAAACCCGAAGCCGGTCCTCGTAGAGCGGAATGACATCGTTGCCGAACTTGCAAGCGGTCAGTGATGCGACATCGAACGCGGGATCTTCCCGGTGGTCGTAACCGATCCAGACTCGCATCAGTACGCCGCCGAGATAAAATGACGAGGCCCGCAATCGACTGGAATCGACGCGGGCCTCTGACCAATCAGCGAAAGGACCGCTTCATGGCTATCTCTGATCTTACTGCGGAGCGACTCCGCGAACTCTTGCACTACAACCCAGTAACTGGGGACTTCAGTTGGCTCGTCGGTAGGCCAAAGGCGTCGCGCGGAGCTGTGGCTGGATGCCTGCCCCCAAGTGGGTACAGGACCATACGAATCGACGGTCAGATCTACCTCGCGCACCGCCTCGCATGGCTCTACATGACAGGGACGTGGCCCGAAAACCTGATCGACCACAAGGACAGAAACCAATCGGACAACCGATGGGACAACCTTCGCGAAGCGACACACAGTCAGAACCATCAGAACCAGCATGCGCGCCGTGACTCCTCCTCCGGCATAAAGGGCGTCTACCGGCACAAGCAGACTAGCGGCTCTTGGGTCGCCTCGCTCAAGATCAACGGAAGGCATCTGCGGGGATGCTTCCCCTCCATGGAAGAAGCTATCGCGACCAGGAGCGCATGGGAGAAGGAACATTTCACGCATTCCCCGGTCACCGATAGACCGTAGTCGGACGAGAAGATCCATCTGAACCCTTGCAATAAAAGTACAACGCCAACGAGCGCCGGCTCTTGCCGGGCGGACACGCCAGGGGGTGCGGATGCCCGTGCCAGGACCGGTCGGTGGTCTGAAACATCACCGCTGTGCCACCCGTCGGATAGATCGTTTTCTTGCCGAAGCCATCAAGCTGGAGCGCGCCACCCCATTCGGTGCTCCATGTCTCGTTCAGATACACCAGCAGATTCAAGCAGCGCGTCAGGCCCGATGGATGCTCCGTGAAGTCCAGGTGCATGCCCAGCAAGCCGTTGACGTGGATCTCGTGCAACCCGCCGCCCAGGCGCGGGACGATGGGGCCTTCGTTGAACCACGGGTCCGGCAGCAGTGGCAGATCGGTGATCCTGGAAAGCGCCTCGACCGTAGCCGGCGACATCATCTCCGAGGCCAGCGCATGCGCGGCGGGCGGCAGGCGCGCAGGGAATAGCAGGCTCGCCTTCTTCGACTTCCTGCCGTTCTCGATTCGCCATCCCGGATAGCCGACATCGGGCCATTCTCGGTTGATCTCGTGCACTGCGGCCAACGGAAGGAATCCCGAGGCGACCCAGTGCGGGAACGGGTCGAGGAACGGCTTGAAACTGTCGAGGTTCATGCTGTGGTCACCCGCTTGCACGCTTCCACCCGGAAATCTCGGATGTCGCGACCGACGATGTGAAATTGCGGCCGCGTCTCGACGATGTCGACAAAGCCCGCCTTCTCCAGCATCGGTTTCACCGTCTCGAACGTGTAACCCCAGCGGTGGCACATCAGCGGATTCTTGTCGCGCGGGTCGCCGTACGCAGCCCACATGTGCAGTTGGTCCGGATGCTTCAGGTTCTCGCGCCCCTCCACCAGGTTCCTGGCCCACTTCAACAGATCCGGCATTTCCATGATCAGCAGTCCACCCGGTTGCAGCAGGCGGGCCCATTCGGTCAGGGCAGCGGGTGCCTCCCACTGGTAGAAATGCTCCAGCAGGTGGATGGCCATGATGTCCGTGGCGCATCCGTCAGGCAGTGGAATCTTGTCAGCGGGGGCAATGATGTCGGCTTTGGTGCGAGGGGAAGCGTCCACGCCGGTGAAGCCCGGAACACGCTTGTTGCCGCAACCGATGTTCAGTTTCAAGCGATGCTCCTGATGAAATCCAATGCCTTGCTCGCCTCGTTCGGGTGCCACTGGAACCATGACAACCGCTGCAGGAACGCCAGGCGGTTTGCCGGGGTGAACTCCCGTGCCTTCAGCCACATCGCGGCACCGTCCTGCGCTTCGAACGGCACGCCGGCGATCGCGGCATCCACCGCCACGTTGCTATGCCGGCAAACGACCAGCGCGGCGCCCTTGAGCAGGTCGGCAATGGGTGAGGATCCGTTGCGTTCGCACGGCAACGTGACCGGGTCATCTTTCTTCTTCGGCCGATAGACGATCCGGCGCCCCGGGAAGCGGTTGACCAGGTCGTTGTACGTCCGCCGCTCCCACTCGATGGGCCCGACGTAGATGCGCTGCTTGCTGCCCAGACCAATCAGCACGATGTGGCCATCGGGATCGGCGTCCTCGCGCAGCGCGATGCCGTGGCGCCTCCAGCGCGACGCGTCGTCCGGCGCCCTGTCGAGAAGGTGCTGCGGATGGTCATCGTTGAGGGTGCACCGCACGAACCCGCCAACCTTGGCCCGGCCGAAGTAGCCCAGGTCCCAGATCAGCACCTTGCCGCCCGCCGCGATATGCCGCAGCCGGGCCGCGTGGTGCACCGGCGCGCCGACACCGAACAGCACCAGCCACTCGCTGCGGCCGGCGTAACTGTTGCTGAGGCTGATGTCGGCGCCGGACTTCACGAGGGCATCCTTGACCGCCGACAGAATCTCGTCGCCCGCCCGCGGCGGCCGCTTGCCCCTCAGAATCTCAACGCTTCCAGCCACGAGCGATATCGTGCCGCCACGGTCGACAGGTGTGGCGTGGACAATTGGAGAGTGCGCGACGACTGGGAGCGTTCTCGGTAGTCCTCGAGGCGATCGAATGATGCGGCGAGTCCTTGTTCGTTTTCCGCGAAGCATTCCGCACCCGATTGGTTTTCCAGATAGCCCGCTTCAGGACTCAAGATGCACGGCGTACCAGAAGCTTGAGCATTTGCTGCCTTCACCCCGGACTTCCAGAACCGCGCCGGGTAACCCGTGGCCTCTCTCAGCGCCACCACGATATCCACCTCGGCCAGCGTCTGCGGGTTCAGGACGAACTTCCAGCGGCGGGCGGCGCACTGCTTCTCGACGATCTGCCGCCAACAGCCCAGATGCTTTTCCCCGCCCTGGTACCCGACCTTGTGCACCCGTTCCCGAATCGGGTTCAGTTCTTGCCCGGGTCGGGCGTGATGGGGAATGCAGATCACCGGGAGGTCAAACTCGGCGCAGTCCGCTGCCATCTGCTGGGTGGCGGCGACGATCGCTTTCGGCCTGATGCGGCGGACCTGTCCCCGCAACCAGGTCAGTGCCGCCTCCTTGTCCCAGTGGTTGCCCATCGGCTGCGTCCAGGCGTCGACGACATCCCAGACGACCGGGACTCCACGCAAGCGCTCAATCAGCCTGTCGTCGCACCGCTTGACCAGAATCGCTAGGTCGTAGCCCTTGCTGATTACTGCATTCGCTTCGACGGTCGCGCCGATCGCCTTGCCGAGCTGCGCGCCACGGATGGCCCAGGAACCGCTGGTGCCGCGCCCGGTGACCAGGATCTTCACAAACAATCAGGAACGGGCAACCGCCAGTCGCGCTTCTTCGGCTCTGCCAATCGGCGAAGCAACGTGGGCCGTATGAACTGGTCCAAATCGCCGTCGAGGACCGACCGAACGTCGCTCGTCTGGACCCCGGTCCGAAGGTCAGTCACGTTCTGGCGATCCAGGACATACGTGCGGACCAGTTGTTCGCTCATCGCCCCATCACATCGAGCGAACGCTCCAGCCGCTGCCGCAGCGCGGCGATCCGCAGGGGGTCATCCCGAGTACGCTGCACGCGCTTGTCATACTTCGGGGTGCCTGGCCCATGACCCCGTGCGCGCATCACACGCATCTCGCGAATGTGGCGAAACTGGTCACTGGTCAGCCTGCGCATCTCGGAGAAGCAATTGAGGAAGTCCAAGTCGCCATCGATGACCGGCAGCACCGCATCGCTCGGAACCTCAACCCGCGGCACTTGGTCAAGCAGCCATCGAATCGGCATTCCGCCTTGCGTCCACCGCTTGATCACGAGGCCTGCGATCTTCGTCGAGTCCTGCTTCCCGTCCTTGAGCTCCAGTAGAAGGTGCCTCGCAACGGAGTCGTCTAAGTCGGCAGTCCACAACTCTGGATTGCCGTGACTCATGAATTCCTCGGCCTCTGCGTTGTCCATTTCAATCGCAGGCGGAACCGTGATCTCAACATCTTTCGCACCACCAGCCATCGCGACAAGCACGCGATCCAACTCGGCAACGGCTTTGAATTCGTACTGCTTCATTGTTTCACTCCGAACCCGCACGCCATCGACCGAGCATAGTACCGATGCCCCTCGACCTTCAGCATCGGGATCGCCTTGTGATGCGTCTGCAGACCGCCGTGCGTGTCGTAGACCATCGCCAACCAGTCGATGGACGTGAATAGCGACCGGATGCCCGACAGGCTCATGCGGAAGTAATCGTCAGGGTGAGCATGCGGCCACCAGTTGAACGGCACCTCCACGTGGATCGTCCCCCCCGGCTCCAGCATCCGCTCGAGGCTCTTCGCCATCAGCCAGGGCCGGCGGCAGTGCTCCAGCACGTAGGTGCACTCGATGTGCGCGAACTGCCCGATGTCGCATTGCTCCTCGAGGTTCAGCACCATGTCGACGCCGAGCCCCTCCCGCATGTCGACGCCCAGCGCCACCGGATAGAGCGCGCGCCGGTCCGTCTTGCCGGTCGTCACGTAGGATCCCACGATCAGGGTGCGGCCCGGTCGCGGCCGCACATGCTCAGTTTCGAAGCGCGACAAAAGCCTTTCCTTCCGCGATCTCGTCAATCGTCCACATGGCGTACGCAAGGCGTTCAAACATCGCCAGCCTGGCGGCGGCGTCCCGGCGGGCTTCCGGGTACCGGTGCAGCGGCTGCGCGGCCGCCGCGCCAATCCAGCGGTCGAACGCATAGAACACCGGCACGCCGGCGATCAGCGCCAGTAGCGCCGCCCCCGAGTGCCAGGTGATGACACACGAGGTCTTCGCCAGGTCGGCCGCCAATGGCACCCGATGCGCCAGCCGATTGCCTGGATGCGCCCGGATGCGCCCGTCGCGAATCTGCAGCAGGACCGCTTCAGCCCAGTTCCGCGGCGATGCAATGCCGGGCTCGCCGATACCGCGCTGGCCCAGGATCAGCGGCTTGCCGCTGCCATCGCGCCACGGGAGCAGTTCCGTCCCGATGGTGGCCCACCGCTCGGGCCCGCCAGCCGGCCACTCGCCCGCGCCGACATGGTGCCCCTTGGCCAGCGCGTACCAGTCGCCGCCCTGCCACCCCTTGCCGAGGTAGCCGTTCTCCGTGACCAGCACTGTCCCGCCAGCCCGTTCGAACAGCTTCGCCTGATCGTGAAGCGCGCCGTAGCGGTTCCAGATGACCATGACGTCGCCCGGACCCGGATGGGCGATGCTCCTTTCGAGCCGGTAGCCTGCTGCCTGCAGTCCCCGGCAGAACGCATCCCGCCGGTAGTGGACCGACTCGCGCAGCAGGCAAACGGCGCGCATCAGACAGGATCGACTTCCTGCGTGGCGCCGGTCAGCCGGAAGACGAAGGCCGCAGAGACGATGCCGTCGACCGCGAAGTTGAACGAGCGCTGCGATACCAGGGCGAGGGAGCGCCAGATCGACCCGTTGGGGAAGGTGATCTCCACCAGACGCGTCAGGCTGTCGGATTCCCCTGCACGGATGACCGTGTGCGCGGCGTGACCCTGCACCCAATGCCCGTTGATCGTCATCGAACCGGCGTCCTTCAGGCCGAGGCGAAACTCCTTGGCCGTCGAGCACAACGTGGTGACGTCGTTCTCGGTCTTGGTGCCACCCTGAACCTGCACCTCGCGACCGATGCAATCGAGCGTCGCCATGGCGGGAGTCGGGCTCGGCTCCAGTTCGTTGACCTCTGCTTCGCTGATTTTCACGGTCGTGCCCTGCGTCAGAACTACTTCGGAAGCCATAGTATTTTCCTTTCTCGGACAAAAAAAATCCGCCCGAAGGCGGCACTTGCAAATGCCCGAACGGGCGAAATCAGAACCAGAAGCTGAAGTCCTGGCGCGCGCCGTACGTGCGCGTCATCTCGTCATGCAGCGCCACCAGGGTTCCCTGCGAAACGCCGCTGATGGGCGGGTCGGTCAGGATCACGGCTGCCGCGCGCATCAGCGTGTTCGCCTCGGTGCGTCCATCAAAGGCGGCCGTCGCCTTCGCCCAGACCACGAACTGGATCCGGGCGTTTTGCTTGTCCGTGTCCCCGCAGAAGGTGTTCGACGGCACGCCGCCGATCTGCTGGTAGATCAGGAATGGCCGCGCGACGCCAGCCGGCACCGTGTCGGGAAACACCTTGCCGTTGAACAGCGCGCTCAGCGCCGCGACGATGGTCGGCTCGATCATGTTGCCGCGATCTCCCCGTTCAGTTCACGCAGCCGCTCCGCCATCCGGGTCCGGATCGCCGTGAGCGAGGACTGCGCCCGGGCGTCGAACGTCGGGCGGATGTACGGCTTCGCGGGCGTCCAGACCGGTTGCGCCAAGGCGCCGGGCAGATCGTGCGCGCCCGGTCCGCGGGCGTTGGGGTTGGACTTGCTGCGCTGCCAGCGACCGTTGGCGAAGCGGTTGTAGCGCCAGTGTCCGTACTCGACGTTGTGCCAGTGCGGCGCCTTCACCTTGTTCGGGCCGATCATGTAGATCTGCTGCGTCGCCTTCGACAGTTTGTCGTCATGCCAGTGATAGATCGACGCGTAGAGGTTGCCGGTCTCCCCGATCGGCACACGCTGGCGCATCTCGTTGTAAAAGACCGCCGCGCCGGCGTAGGCGCCCGAGCGCAGCACCTTCTCGTAGATGCCCGCCTCCAGCCGCTGCAGGGCATCCTGCACGTTGCTGGTGATCTCGACACCGACAAAGCGCGTCGGGTAGAGCTTCAGAGTGCGGCCGCGAGCCATTCTTCCTTCTCCGCCGCGAGTGCGGCTTCAAGATTCATCCGCCGGAAGCACTCAAGAGCGCTGCCGGGCGTGCAATTCACGATGTCGGCCTGCGCAGCGAGGCTCTTGAACCGTCCGATCCAGATCCGGAACGTGTGGGGCGTCGTATTGCGCAACGGGCGCTGGTGTTCGCCGAACCAGTGCGCCCCTTTCATGTCGAAGCCGCACAGCAGCACCCGCGCGGCGCCGGCGTGTAGCGCCACGTGCACCGCCTGGTACCCGCTATTGCCGCCGGTGCGCAGGCATGCCGGGTCGGGGTCGAACCCCTGCGCGCCGGTCTGCCGCAGGAGCAGGACCCGGTGCTTGCAGTCCTGCACGGTCACCTTGAGCCCTTCGAAGCGCTGCACTTCCTCAGCGTGCACGTCCCACCACTTCCCATCGGCGGCATAGAGAATGTCCGCCCAGGGTGCGAGGCGCCAGGTGTCGTTGACAACAATGGTCGGTAGCCGGGCATCTCTGACCTGGTCGGCCACCGCTTGCGACATGCTGGGCCCGCTGGCCAGGACTGCCACCGTGCGCCCTGGCCACAGTTTCGGTACCGACCACGGCTGGCCCTTCATCCTTCGCTCGCGCCGGTGGACACGGCCAAGTCCGTGAACTCATTGCCGGCGTTGTCCGGCAGCACCTCGCGTATATCGAAGATCCGGCCACGGTGGCGCACCCGCATCGCGGAGGTGATATCGGTGCGCTTGCGGATCCGGATGCTGGTCGTTGCCATCCCGATCTCGGTGCCGCCGGCGAACTGCTCGTTGTTCACGAAGCGCATGCCGGTCACCGTCTTGAACGAGGCCCGCACCGACGCATACGTGACCCAGCTCTCGGCAGGCTGCCCCCAGTCGTTCTGGCTGAGCTCCTTGCGCTCGATCACGATGCGCTTGTTCAGCGAACCGGCCGGAACCTGGCCCATCAGGCAAGCCCGAGCCGGACCCGATACGGGCGCAGCAACCAGTCCACACTCATGGGCATTTCGAACATCTCGCGATCGCTGACGGCCTCCCGGTTCTTGAATAGGTGCGCGAGCATCAGCAGCATCCCGGCGACGATGTCCTGCGGAATGGTCTCGTCGGTATAGCCAGCGGTGAATTCGATCCGGATGCAACCCGACAGTCCGCTGGTCGTCGGCCACAACTGCCCGGCCTTCAACTGCAGCGTGGCTGGGTTGCGGCTCGACTCCACCCGGTAGACGTCGGTCGACAGCGTCGTCTCCGTGCCGGCCGGATCGTCGTACTTGATCGAGTCCACGCTCGCCAGCGGCGGCATCGGGAGTTCGTACGGCGCGGAAAAGGCGTCGATCGTCAACCGGTACTGTGTCCGGGCGAGCGCGATTCCCGTGAACCGCTCCGCATTGCGCCGCACGGCGCTGAGCGCGAACGACTCAAGCCAGTAGTCGTCGTCCGATACCGCCGGCGATCCTTCGACGTCCAGGTTCAGATGCGCCTGGGCGAGCTCCAGCGATATCGGTTCCACCGTCGGCGGCACGATCACCACAAGGCCCGGCAGGAGCAGCGGCGTCGTCATGCGCCCACCGTCAATGCAATCTTCATCGTGTCACCGCTCCGGTGGAGTTCAATTTCGTCGTCCAGCCTCGCCGCCTGGAAGGCGTCCAGCCGGCTGCCCGGCGTGCAGTTCACGATCTCGGCGCCGCGACCCGTCAGCGCGCCGAAGCGGCCGATCCACTGCTTGAACCGGCGCTCATCCGGGTTGCGCAGCGGCGCCGGGTGCCGGCCGAAGAAGTGGCTGCCGTGCATGTCGTAACCCAGCAGCAGGATCCGGGCGGCGCCGGTGTGAATCGCGATATGCAGCGCGCCGTACCCTGAATTGCCACCGGTTCTGATGCGGTTCGGCCGGGTGTCGAAACCGATCTGGCCGCTGATCTTGATGAAGGCCACACCCTCGAGGGGCGGGCCCAACGCCAAGCTCACCTTGGTGCCGGGGAAATCCGCCGCCGCCGCCGCGTGGTGCGCCCACCAGCGGGGATCCATTGCATAGAGCAGCGCCGCCCAAGGCGCCAGGCGAAATGCGTCGTTGACGGCGATCGCGGGAATCCCTGCATCGCGCACCTGGCCGACGGCCGTTGTCGTCAACCCCGGCCCGCTGGCCAGCACGGCAATCGTCCGGCCGGGCCAGCAGCGCGGCACTGTCCACCCTGACTTCACCCGCAGCACTCAGTTCGCGATGTGGCCGAACGACGTCAGATCTCGCCCATCCTTGCCGTTCGTGCCGTTCTTGCCCGCGTCGCCCTTATCGCCTTGCCGCCCGTCGCGACCCGCGCGCACCGCGAGGCGCCAGTCGGGGCTCAGTCCCGGCTTGCCTTCCGGGTCGTCCTTCTGCGCCATCCACATGCTGTTGCCGAACGACACGACGTTGCCGCACCGGTACTGCTGGTCCGCCTTGAAGATGCCGCGGTCAAGGAAGACCGGGAATCGCAGCGAGAACTCCTTCTTGAGGTCGCCACGGACGAACCGGAACGTCACATTGCCCTCGCCGTCGTGGGTCAGATCCAGGTCCTCGAGATCCAGAGCGTCGCGGCCGTCCTTGCCGTTGATCCCGTCCCTGCCGTCCTTCGGCACCGGCATCCGGTCGATCGTGCGCTGCAGGACATCCTGTGCCCGGCGTTCGAAGTCCAACGCCCAGCGCGCCTGCATCTCCTGCAGAACCGAACCGACGTCATCGATAGTCACGCTGGTGCCGTCCGTGCCATCCTTGCCGTTCGCCGGCAGCGGCATCGCGTCGATCGCCGCCTGCAGCGTCTTTTGCAGCGCCGGCAGCACATCCTCGGCCGTCACGCTGGTACCGTCCTTCGGCACCGGCAGTGCGGCCACGGCTTTCGCCACCTCGGCCCGGATCTGCGCCGGATCCGCGTCCTTGCCATCGGCAGGCACAGGCAGGGCGGCGACCGCCTTGGCCACTGCTGCATCGACATACTCGGGACCCGGCGGCCTGGGAATCTCCGCCGCAGCCTTGGCGACCGCCGCCTGCACCATCTCTTCGACGACCACCGGGTCCGCATCCTTGCCGGCGGCTGGCGACGGAATCTGCGCCACAGCGGCGGCGACCTCCCGCTTGATCACGGGTGCGACGTCATCCACCGTGACGCTCTTGCCGTCTTCGCCCTTCTTGGGCTCGGGCATCTGCGCGATCGCCTTCTCGACCGCCGCGGCCACCAGGCCCTCGAGCAAACCCTCGTCGATCCGCGCATCCTGGCCGGAATCGCCCTTGATAGCCTCTCCAGGCTTGCCATGCAGCGAAAGCAACCAGGTATCGACATCGCCGACAAAGCCGCGATCCACCGCGATCTCGTACGCGCTCAGCCCGGTGACCGACTCGCCGGCATCCCCACGGTCGCCTTTCGGTCCTGGTTCGGCCGGAGCCGCCAGCCGCTCCTCGATCGCCGCCAGGCGCTGGACGATTCCCGAGTACGCCGCCTGGACGTGCTCGCGTACGACCTCCGCGACCGCCTTCAGCAGGGCCTTCGCTTCACCCGTAGACAGCATGGCCCAGTTCCTTTCGTAGCTGCGTCCCGTAGAACGCTTGACGCTCTTCCATCCGGTCCTCGTCGGCTTCCTTGGCAGGATCCGCGTCAGGGGGTGGCAACGCCGGTGGGGTAGGAGCGGCCGGAAGCGCGAGCGGGTTTTTCTTGTCGCGTTCGTCCAGTGCCGAGAGCGAGTAGTTCTGCTGCTGCATGTAGGGTGTGTTCCCACCCTTGACCGGCTTCAAGTTCAGCCAGCGCTTGCGGGCCTCGTTCGGTGCCATTGCACCGGAGTTGATGCCTTCCTTCGCCGCGAGCACGCGCGAGGTCGTGTCCATGCGCAGCAGATCCTCGATTTCGAGCTCGGAGCCGAGGACCTTGTCGTTTACCTTGGTCAGGCCCAGCCCCTCGTCCATGTGCGCTTCGAACGATTCGATCAGGGACTGCAGACAATCGGTGTAGTAAATCTGGTTGAGCACCTCGGCGTTCTGATACGTGGGCGTCGGGCCGATGCCGACCTTGTACGGTGGCACGTGAAATGCCGAACACACCTGCTCCGCGGTGAGCTTCAACTGCTCGATCAACTGCGCGTCGACGGCGTTGACACCCATCTGCTCGTACTTTAGGCCGTCGCCGAGCACCGCAACCTTGCCGACGTTTTCGCCGGTGAAGTTCTTGTCCCAGTAGTCCTTGATCCGCTTGGCAAGATCATCCTCGATGCGCGCAGGCGCCGTAATGATGCCGCCGGGACGACTGCCTTCCCTGAAGAACTTCGTGCTGTTTTCCTGAATCGCCAGGCCGTGTGTTGCAGCTAGGCCGCACGCATAGAGCGGCGACACCCCCACCAACGGGTGGTGCAGGCAGACCATGGTGTCGTGGATGATCTCGCTTGCCGGCACCGCCATCATGCCGGGCTGCACCTGGGCGAGATAGTCATCGAGCAACTGGTAGTAGACCGCGCCGTCCGGGGCGATCAGGGGCGTCACCCGCATCGGGTCGAGCACATACATCGCCGTGACGATGCCGCGCGCATCGCGCTCCTTGAGCACATAGGAGTTGCCATGGATCAGCTTGGACGTCTCGTACTGTTCGACGAATTTCTGTCGCGTCTGGTAGCGGTTGGGCTTGCGCAGGACCGGCCAGAACGGTGAGTTCCCGGCGACCTCGTCCCATATCCCATCCTTATCCTTCTCGACCAGCTTCAGGCGCAACTTGCCGATGTCGCTGGCGATCAGCGTGATGCAGGCGTAGACCGCGAAGAACGTCAGGACGTTGTCCCGCCGGATCTCCACGTTGCGCTGCCAGGCGCCTCCCCACGCTTCGTGGATCGCCGTGAACCACCCGGACCGGGGCGCAACCGGGGTCAGCGACGTGACCGCCTTCTCGACACGCTTCGATCGGGTGATCTCCAGGCCGAACAGGCGCACGCCTTATTCCTCCGCGCGGAGGTCGCGCCGACTGTAGGTGCCGCTGGTGACGGCACCGGACTCGGTCGGCGACGGTGCTTCTGCGGGCGGCGGGTTTTCGACCGGCTGGATTTCTGTCGGGGCCGGGGCAGCGCCTGGCTCTGCTGCCGGCGTCGCAGCGGCTTGCATCGCCCGGGACACGGGTGAGCGGCGGCGGGTTGGCGCAGGCGGTGGCGTTGCAACGACAGGCGGCGGCGGTGGTGCTGGCGCAGGCTCGACGTAGTGATCGGCCTTGTGCAGGAGCACGAAAATCTTGGCATCGCGCGGATGGGCCTTGAACGGCTCGCCGGCTTTGACCCGCTTGCCGCCGTAGGATAGGTTCGTGTTCGCGCGAAGTTTGATCATGGGGGTACTCCGGTAAATGAGGCGACCCGGCGAACCGAGCCGCCTCCTCAACGATGGACCAGGGCAGGGCCGAAGCCTCTTACGAGGCCTGGCTGCCGTAGTCGGCGTCGTCGATGTACTGCACTGCCGATGCCCGGCGCTTGGCGAAGTTCATCGAACGCACCACCTTGATGGCGGTCGACTCAGCCTGAAACATGCTGGTCGGGAAGTTCGTCTGCGCCACCGGCGTGTCGGTCGCACCAGTCGGATCGTCCGCCTGCTCGATCGTCGCCTCGCGTGACAGCGAAACTTCGACCCCGCCATCGCCGATCTTGTAGATGTCGCTCGGCTTGAGCAGGATCAGGTGCGCTGCGTTCACGTTGTCGCCCACTACGATGCCGTCGCCTTCCAGCGTGCCACCACCGCTGATCACGCCGTCGAATTCCCGCTGGCCCAATGCGTTGCGCATCAGCTGGATGTTCTTCGCGAGCGAAGGGTTCATGACGAACACCAGGCCCGTGGCATTCTTGGCGGTGATGAATGGCGCGTACAGTTTCGCGATGTCCGCCCGGATCGACTCGGCATCGCTGCCGGACGAACTGTGCGCGGAGACCAGTCGCAGGATGCCCGCTGGCGATGAACCGGCGACCGCTGCCGTGTCCGACAGGAACGTGCTGTCGATCCGCTGAGCAGCGGCTTCCACCAGCGCATCCCGAACCAGCATTTCCGCCGCCGGCGTCGAGTCGCGCATCAACTCGTTCGACACGACCGAGATCGCGCCCACCTTGAGCGGCGTCAGGGTCACGTTGAAGAAGTCGGGCTTGGACACGGGAATCGGTTTGGATTCGCCGACCCAGTAGCCGGTCGCCGCACCGTCTGCACCTTTGATGGTGACATGGGCCGGAATCTCGCGCAGGGCGAGTTGGTTGAACACGGTGCGCGAGTTCAGGTATTCGATGAAGTCGCCCATGTAGCGGCCATCGGCCGTCACCAGTTCCGCACCCCACTCGCCCGATCCGCTGCCACCGCCGGCAACGCCAGCACGGATGACCTGGACCAGCGTCGGCGCCGACTTGCCCCAACGAGCCTCGGCAACCTGCGCCGGGGTGAGTTCGCCCTGTGACAGATAGGCCAGGGCCTTGGCGATCACCCGGCGGGTGAAGTTCTGACCTTTGAACTTCTCGTCCTGGTCGCCGCTGCGAACCAGAATGGTCGGCCCGCGGGGGGTGGTGTTCGCCCCTTGCGTCTGGTTGTGCCCCTGGACCGCCACCGAGCGTTCCACGTGGAGCTTTTCGACCGCGCGCAGGCGAACGAGGTCCGTTTCGATGCGCGTGACCTCGGACTGCAGGGCGTCGAACTCCCTGCCCTCTTCCTCGTCGGTCTCGCGGCCTTCGTCACCGTGCGACTTCGACATGATTTCGCTCATGCGGGCGGCGTGGGCGGAGCGCTTGGCTTCCGCAGCAGCGATTTGCTCTTGAATCGTCTTCACTTTGCTTCCTTGTTTCGGGTCAATGGATGTGCCGCGAACTGCGGCCGTTGATCCCGGAACACCGGGCGAGGGACGGGTCGGTTCGGCCTCGCGGCTCTGCTCGCGGCCGGACACGGCCCGCAGAAATGCCTGGTCAACCGACCGGATGGATTTGATGAGTTCGGCGCGCGCGGCGTCGTCTGGCGATGTACCGAGCAGTGCATGCACTTGCTGCGCGTCCAGAGACTTGAAGCTCTGGATTACCGCGTCAGGGTTAGCTGGGACTGAAACCAAGCTGAGCTCAAGCCATTCCCAACCGGTGAACCTGAGTCCGCCGCTCTTCAGCAGTTCGATGCCGTCTTCCAGCGGCCGGAAGCCGATGCTGACGGCACCGACGAGCTTGTACTTGAGGCTGTGCCACGCCTCATTGACCCGGTCCTGGACGGTCCCTGCCTCGACAACATTGGGTAGGCTCGCCGTGAACGGGATGCCTTCCTTTGTCGCCTTCGCGAAGTCGACGGTTCCGACCGGCTTGTCGCTCTTGTGATAGAGCAGCAGCGGCATCGGCGTCTTGAAGCGAGCCCCGGTGGGAACCACCTCGTCGCCCATGCGATCAGCAGTTGGCGTAGTCGCGATGCCAGTGATGACGCGGCGGTTGTCGTCGACTGTCTTCACCGACAACAGGCTGAAAGCGCGTTGAAGCATATTGGCGTCCAAAAATGAAAAACCCGCCGGAGGGGCGGGTTCGATTGGGGAGGCTGAAAGGGCCTCGGTTGTGGTATTGCAGCGTGACGTCAGAGGATCATGACTTGGTACTGTGGCGGTCGCTTCTTCTCGGCATTGCGGATCGTCGATATCGCCATCGCGCCAGCAACGATGCCGTCAATCCGGCCAGTTGCCTTCGACTTGTCGAACTTGCGGTTACCTGCCGGGTCGCTGACCACCACGGTATTAGCCGCGTTCCAGTTCATGCACTTGTTGTCCGGGTGGCGCAGATGGTCGTCGACCACAACGGTCTCGATCACGTCCACCGCCGGGCCCATCGATACGAAACCCTGTCCGAACGGCTCGAGCGGCCAAGTGACCCCCTCGCGGTCGCACGCTGCCTTCAGCACATCGATCCGGTGCCGATCGAACGGCGCTTTCTTCAGCGTGATGCCGAGCGGCCCGATCGCGCGCTCAACATCGGCAACGACGAAGTCCTTGTCGATCGCGTTCCCGGGTGTCGTCCGGACGTATCCGCTCTTGATCCACTGGTCGTACGGCACCCCGTCGCGCTTCACGCGTTCGGCCAGTCCCTCTTTCGGGATCCAGAACATTGGCCACAACCATATCTCCTGACCGATTTCGAATGCCAGCACGATCGCCGTCAGGTCGGTTGTCGCTGACAGATCGATGCCCGCCACTGCTTCCATGCCACGAAACTTTTCGAGCGTGTACGACCGTTTGGCCGCCATCCACTTGTCGTGTGGCAGCAATGGGTTATGTGCCTCGACCCACTCGCAGAAGTTGAGCCGCCGTACCAATGCCGCCTTGCTGGGCATCCCCTCGGCCGACTTCACTTCGTCGCGAAGGTATTGATGCGTGATAACGGTTCCGAGCAGAGGGTTGGTCTTGATCCAGCACGACTCGTCCTTGAACGGATCCTCGCCCTCGTCGGCAGCACAGATATACGGGAAGAACGTGTCGTCGTCCTTGATGCCGGCGGCGACCTCGACGCCCTTCTGGCGGTACTCCCAGCAGATCGATCTGCGGTCCGTTCCGCTGTTTGTGATCGCCACGATCAGCGGTTGCCGGCGCCACTTCCGACCGGCAGCCATCATGTTGATGACCTCCCCGGTCTTGTGCTCGTGCAACTCGTCGACCAGCCCGATGTGCGGTCGCGGGCCAGATTGCCCCTCGTCGGCCGCAATTGGCCGGAAGAAACTGTTCGTGCCATCGTCGAAAAGGTTCCAGACGTGGTCGCCGCGTCCTGACGGTTTGAGCCGCCGTTTCAGCGCGGGCGACTGCTCAACCATGGCCACCGCGTCACGGAACAGGATCATAGCTTGGTCGCGCTTCGTCGCCGCCGCGTAGACCTCTGCCCGCGCCTCGCCGTCTGCTACCAGCCCCAGCAGGCCGATGCCGGCCACCATGGGGCTCTTTCCGTTGCCCTTGCCCTCCTCGATGTACGCCAGCCGGAATCGGCGCGTACCGTCGAACCGGAGCCAGCCCCACAGGCTGCCGACGATGAACTGCTGCGACGGGTCGAGGTAGAACGGGATCCCCTCGAACTGCCCGCCGTTCAGCCGTAGCACCGTCGGAAAGAACGTGATCGCGTAGTCGGCCCGGTCCCGGTCGAACATCAGGCCGCGCTCACGCCCGTCGATCAGGTCCCGCAGGTGCCGCCGGCACTGCGCTCGCACATGCGGTCCTGCGACGGTCCGCCCGTCTACGACATCCTGTGCGTACCGGGTGACCGGGTCGTCAGTTGAGGCCGTAACGGCCGAGAGGGTCGGTACCGGCGTCGCCCTGCGGCGGCTTAAACGCGGAGACCTTGGCTCGACTTGCATCCGTCAATCCGAACTCAATCAACCACGCCCGAAGTCGCTTGTCGCAGTCCGAGAAGATTCGGACCGCTGGGCGCAACCGCTCCATTTCCCCGGTCTTTTCCGATTTCGTGGTGTGAAATCGACCGTTCTTTGCAATGTCCTCACGGAGCTCCGTCCACTCGGCATAGACCTGGCATAGAGCGATCAGGGAGACCTCGGAGTCCTGGGTCAGTTGCCCCCGGGAAAACAGGAGGTGAGACACCCGTTCCCAGCACTCCAAGGCGGGTCCTGCCATCCATTTCGGCGGCTTCGGGTGCCCTTCAACACGGGGTGGGACCGATTCCGGCAGGGGTCTTCTTGACGTGTTCCCTTTCCCAATGCGTTTTTCCAACGGGTCCGGCCTTTTCGACATTTACCGGGCTCCACCTTTCATTTTTCGATTGACGACTTTGCGAGCGAATG